GCAACTGGTGCAACTGGTGCAACTGGTGCTACTGGTGCAACAGGATCAACTGGTGCAACAGGCCCTGCTGGTATAACTGGTTTAGCTGGTGCAACTGGTGCAACTGGTGCAACTGGTGCTACTGGTGCTGCCTCAACTGTTGCTGGACCCACTGGTCCAACAGGTGCAACTGGAGCAACCGGAGCAACTGGTGCAGCTTCAACTGTTACGGGACCAACTGGCGCAACCGGTGCAACCGGTGCAACGGGACTTCAAGGAGCAACTGGTGCAACTGGATCAACTGGTGCAACAGGTGCAACTGGTGCTACTGGCGCAACCGGTGCAACGGGACTTCAAGGAGCAACTGGTGCAACTGGATCAACTGGTGCAACTGGATCAACTGGTGCTACTGGCGCAACCGGTGCAACGGGACTTCAAGGAGCAACTGGTGCAACTGGATCAACTGGTGCTCAAGGAGTTATAGGTCCAACAGGAGCAACTGGTGCAACCGGTGCAACGGGTGCAGCTTCAACTGTTACGGGACCAACTGGTGCAACAGGGCCAGCCGGTTTAGCTGGACTTCAAGGTGCAACAGGTCCTACTGGTGCAACCGGGGTTGGAGCGACTGGAGCAACTGGTGCAACAGGACCAGCAGGTTTAACAGGTTTACAGGGTGCAACAGGTCCTACTGGTGCAACTGGTCTAACTGGTGCAACAGGTCCTACTGGTGCAACCGGTGCAACGGGTGCAGCTTCAACTGTTACGGGACCAACTGGTCCTACTGGTGCTGATGGAACTTTTTATACTTCAGAGACGGCCCCTACAGTAGGTATAGTAGAGGGAGATGTTTGGTTCGACACTACGAATGCCAAAGTCTACACATACTACGATAACTTCTGGGTAGAGTGGGCTAGCTCTAGCGTTGGACCAACAGGTGCAAATAGTACAGTGCCCGGCCCGACAGGTCCAACAGGTCCTACAGGTGCAACAGGCGCTGCTAGCACAGTTACAGGTCCAACAGGTCCTACAGGTGCTACAGGTCCTCAGGGTACATCAATCAACTTCGCTGGCACTGTCGCAGACATTACAGCTTTAAATGCAATCACCGGTCAGGCTGTAAACGATGCATACATCGTAGAGTCAGACGGAAACCTCTGGGTTTGGGACGGCGCAACCTGGAATGACGCAGGTCAGATTGTTGGACCGCAGGGTCCGACTGGTCCTACTGGAGCAACTGGTGCTACTGGTGCAACAGGAGCTACAGGAGCAACAGGCGATGCTGGACCAACTGGACCAACAGGTGCGACTGGTCCAACTGGAGCAAGTGGCGAAGATTCATTTTTTCTTGGTACGTGGGAGAGCGTAACTGCATTTCTTGCAGTGTACCAAGGAGGACCAGTAGGTTTAGCCGCGGGTGACTGGTGGGCTTTTGTAAAAGACAACACCGACCCAAATAAAATTTATGTAGTTCGTGAAGATCCAACCTCTGCAACTGGCTGGGTTATTGATGATAACGAGCATTTTGATCTACCACAGGGCCCAACAGGAGCGACAGGACCTCAAGGTGATACAGGACCAACTGGTGCAGAGGGTGCAACCGGTCCGACTGGTGCAGAGGGTGCAACCGGTCCGACTGGTGCAGAGGGTGCAACCGGTCCGACTGGTGCAGAGGGTGCGACAGGACCAACTGGTGATACTGGTCCTACTGGTGCTGACGCTCTGTGGAACTTTGTTGGGGCATATGGCGGAGGAACTTCTTATGCAACTGGGGATGTAGTAACTTATGCAGGACAAACTTGGTACCGCCTTAACCCTAACGGTGGTAACGTTGGGGACACTCCTTCTGAAGGAACATTCTGGACATTAATTGCAGCAGAAGGCTTAGAAGGCCCAACTGGCCCGACAGGAGCAACCGGACCTACAGGTGCTGGATTTGGGGTTGTCTACCTAGGAAACTATGTCTCGACAAATGGATACATAACAGACATAGCAGTAGTAAGAGGTTCAGACGGACAACTTTACCTTGCTAAGGCAAGCGGCCAACTAGGCGACCCAATAAACTATCAAAGCAATGGCCAGTGGGAAATTTGGATTCCTAAGGGTGCAGATGGTGCAACTGGTCCGACAGGACCAACCGGCGACATCGGTCCAACAGGACCAACCGGCGACATCGGTCCAACAGGACCAACCGGCGACATCGGTCCAACAGGACCTACTGGTGCAGACAGCACGGTAGAAGGTCCTACTGGACCAACAGGTGCAGAAGGTGCAACAGGACCTACTGGTGCGACTGGACCAGAAGCTCTAGGAATAACTTGGCGCGGAAACTGGGTCACTGGTCCAGGAGATCCAGCATCAATTACTTATGCAGTAAATGACGCAGTTAGCTGGGCCAGTAGGTCTTACATTGCGGTCGCCACAAGCAATGGGTTTGACGTACCACCAGACAGTAACACCTCAGCTTGGGACCTTCTTGCAGACAGAGGCGAAACGGGTCCAACAGGGGCAACTGGACCAACAGGTCCAGGCATTGAAGGAGTGACTGCTACTGCAACAGAGCTTAACTATGTTGATGGAGTAACGTCTTCGATTCAGACTCAGTTGGATGCAAAAGCTCCTATCGCAAGCCCAACCTTTACAGGTACAGTAATTGGCACGCCAGCTGACGGAGTTGCTGCAACAGCTGCTAGTACATTTGGTTTTATCGGTGTACCGCAAATTTCAACTTCAGTTGACCTAGCAATAACCGCTGCGCATTCTGGAAAACACATCTATACAACCGCAACCGGAAAAACTCACACCATTCCAGCAAATGCTTCTGTTGCCTTTGAAATTGGTACAAGTATTGTATTTATTAATGCAGCATCAGTAACTACTACTATTGCTATCACGAGTGATACTTTACTTCTTGCCGGCACCGGGGCTACAGGTTCACGAACTCTTGCTCCACATGGCGTGGCAACCCTTGTAAAAATAACCGCCACCAGTTGGATTGCGTCTGGAAACGGACTGTCCTAATGGCAGGGCCTTTGAGCGGACTATTAGGTTCAACGCTGTACTCTGACTTTGTAGTGTTTAATGCCTCTACCACTCCGACAAATAGTGTAACTGGTGGATGGTATAACTTCTATACCGGAGGAACTGTAAATTCTATAATGTCTACTACCTCTACAACTGTAGGCTTACGGGCTCCGTACTGGTGTGATGGAGTTTTAGAAACTAACAACAATATAAATATGATTGGTGCTAAGTTTATACAAATTCAAGTTTCAGCTTCTGGAGTAAGCCCTCCTCATTTTTATGCAAGTTTCGGTTGGGCAAGAAGTTCTGGCGGCTATGACGGATTTTCACTTGGAAACCCTAGTGATGCAAACTACAGCATAAGAACTCATACAATTCCAGTTACTGGCGCGGGTAATGGAAAAATACGACTTTATGTAACAAACTCCGATGCTGGATTTGTAACCCTTCACTCTATAGTTTTGAAGTATTAGGAGAAAAATGTCAATTTGGGCAAAGATAGACAATGATAAATATATCTCACGGGTGGTTGAAGTAGAGGAAACCATTGAAACTCCCACTGACTGGCTTTTTAGCAATTTTGGCGATGGCCCTTGGGTGGACATTTCTAGTAGCCGAATTAGCCCAAGTTTTAGTGAAAAAGCTGGAGTGTATGACAGCGTAAATAATGTTGTTTTTTCTCCCAACGTGTACCCTTCTTGGGTTTTAGATCAAGACAGCTTAACTTGGAATCCACCAGTTGAAGAACCACAAGACGAGAATGACTATGAGTGGGATGAAGATACCACGTCATGGAAACAAACAAATCAATAGAAAATAGGCACAACTAGGCCTATGTAGTCTTAGCCTGCCTAAGGCTGTCCTATGGTAAAATATAGCTAGATCTAGTAGACGCCCCTAAATTCAGGACTTAAATTGGCACTTAATTTCCCAAACTCCCCGTCAATCAATGACGTATTTACTTCAGGTGACAGCACCTGGGAGTGGAACGGCTCCGTATGGAGCATTGTCCGCACCGGGGTTATTGGTCCAACAGGACCAACAGGAGACACTGGTCCAACTGGAGCAACAGGAGCTACAGGACTAACTGGTGCGACCGGTCCAACAGGAGCAGCCGGATCAACGGGTTTAACTGGTTTACAAGGCGCAACCGGTCCAGCGGGAGCAACCGGAGCAACTGGTGCTGCTTCAAACGTTACTGGTCCAACAGGAGCAACTGGTGCAACTGGAGCAACCGGAGCAACCGGTGCTGCTTCAAACGTTACTGGTCCAATGGGTCCAACTGGACCAGTGGGAGCTACAGGACCCACAGGTGCAACTGGTTCAACTGGACTAACTGGAATACAAGGTGCAACAGGTCCTACTGGTGCAACTGGATCAACTGGTGCAACAGGTGCAACTGGAATACAAGGTGTAACCGGTCCTACAGGTGCAACTGGAATACAAGGTGTAACCGGCCCTACAGGTGCTACAGGTGCAACTGGCCCTGAGGGACAGGGCTTAGAGATATTAGACACATACGCCACGTATGCAGAGTTAGTAGCGGCACACCCAACTGGAAACGTTGGAGACGCTTATATAGTTGGTGCAGAGCTTTATGTGTGGTCAGCTTCAACTTCTGCTTGGCAAAGTTTGGGAGCTATTTCAGGTCCAACAGGACCAACAGGAGCTACAGGAGCAACAGGTGCAGCATCAACTGTTACAGGTCCAACTGGTGCAACTGGAGCTACAGGTTCTACTGGTTCAACTGGTGCGACAGGTGCAACGGGCTCACAGGGTGCAACAGGTCTTCAAGGTATCCAGGGTACTGCAGGTACGGTTGGCCCCACCGGTCCTCAAGGGGCGGCTGGTCCAACTGGAGCTAGAGGATCAACTGGACCAACGGGTGCAGTAGGTGCAACAGGTGCAGTAGGTGCACAGGGAGAGATAGGTCTACCAGGCCCAACAGGAGCGACAGGACCTACTGGTGCTCTTGGACCTACTGGACCTATTGGAGAAAGAGGTTTAACCGGATTCCAGGGAGAGTCTATAACTGGACCTACTGGAGCAACTGGTGCTACAGGACCTACTGGATCCTACTACACAGATGACCTACCACCCACATCACCTGGACAAGGAGATGTTTGGTTTAGCACTACTTTAGGTAACACGTATGTTTACTACGACGGCTACTGGGTTGGAATCGGTGGTGGAACTGCATATGGAAACTGGAGTTACGTAAACTCAAATAGATCAGCTCTATCCAACGAAGGTTTCTTAGCAGACACTAAAAACGGAAGTTTTACAATAATCCTTCCAGAAGCGCCTCAGATCGGTGAGTCTATTGCTATAATTGATTTAGAGAACTCATTTAAGAGAAATGGCCTGATTTTATCTGGGGGCGCAGAGAAAATAGAAGGAAGAACAGACAACATGGTTTTAAACGTTGACAGAGCATCTATAGTCATTAGATACATAGGCTCTACATATGGATGGAGAATAGTCTAATGCCACAATTTTTATCAAATTTTGACCAAGCTTTTACTCCTTCTCAAGAGTTTACTGATCCAGTAGCAAAATTTAGGGTGTCCACCCCACAAGCTCTTATTGATACCGACTTCGAGTATGGTATTCAGGGTACCAAGTGGGAAGCGTTGGCAATGACCAACAACAGACCATTTGCATTTAACTCAGCTATCCCGATCAAAAATGTTGCCTCTATTTCCATGCCAGCAGGGTCTAAAACTGTAACCGTAACTCTCACACCTAACACAAAAACTGTAACAGCTATAAGCTTAGCAACTCCAGCTACGGGATACGTAACTTATACAACTAGCGCTGATCATGGTTTTACTATTGGAGAATATGTCAGCATTTCAGGTGTTACTGCTGCATATACTGGTTTATATCAAATTGTAGAAGTAGGGTCTGCCACAACGTTTTCAGTAGCAAACTCTAGCGTCGTTGCTGCCGGAGATCAGAGCGGAACCGCAATCTCCGGTTACGCTCCGCCAGACGGATCAATTATAACTATTGTAGATACTTTAGTTAAGCCAGCAGATGGAACGTACCTAATTGAAGGTGGTGGAGGAACATCTCAGTTTACATACTATGCCACTGCAGAAAACAGTACATCTATAACATCTTTAGTTGACAGCAATAAAACCTCTATTTTTATAGCTCAGCCTTTCGCTTCAGCACCAATAGGAACCAATCCAACTGTAACATATACTGGAACAAAAGTTACTGTTGTAACTAGTGTCCCACACGGTCTGTCAATTGGAAACAATATCGCACTAACCGGAACAACCGCCGATACTAACGCACCAAACGGCTCATGGACAGTCTCAACAGTATTAAATCCAACAACTATAGTATTCTACGCAGACGCTGAGCCAACAGGAACAATAGGTGGCACTGCAAAACTTTATGTTAGGCCTCAGGGGACATTTGCCCACAGGCCTTTTGATGGTGGAGTAATATTTTCAACAAATGGAAATTCTAATAATCAGCAGGCAATTAGACAAACTAGACGTTACTTCCGTTACCAGTCAGGTAAAGGAATTCAGTATAGCTCCGGTAGCCTACTTAAGCCATCTTTTCAACTAGATGAGCTGTCCGCCGATGGTGACACAATTACAATTCAAACAAAAGAACAACACAATCTGGTTCCAGGTGTACAGATAAACATCATTAACTCAGATACTACTGACTACAACGGTACTTATTTAGTGGACTCAGTTCTTACATATAATAGATTTACAGTAAAGACAACCCTACCTCTACCACCAAACGCAACTGGACGATATTACATTACGGTAAGTCAGTGGACTGGATCTGTTGTTAGAGTTGGTCTTTTTGATGAGCAAAATGGAATATTTTTTGAATACGATGGTAAAAAATTATATGCCGTACAAAGAAGCTCCACGTATCAGATTTCTGGTAGGGTAACTGTCACTAATGGGGGAAACACCGTAGCACAGTCTGGACCAGACTTTCCGACAAGCTTTACTAATCAATTAAATCCAGGAGATTACATAGTCCTTAGAGGACAATCGTACAAAGTTTTAAGCATTGAAAGTGATACAAGTCTTACCATTTCTCCGTCCTACCGAGGACTGTCAGCTACAAATGTTATAGTTTCTAAGACAGTTAACAAGAAAATTCCTCAAGATCAGTGGAATATAGATAAAGTAGATGGCACCGGGTATTCTGGCTACAATTTAGACTTAAACAGAATGCAAATGTTCTTTATTGACTACTCTTGGTATGGTGCTGGTGCCGTCCGCTGGGGCCTTAGAACAACCGATGGTGAAGTCACATATGTACACAAAGAAGCAAACAATAACGTAAATCTAGAAGCTTACATGCGTTCTGGTAACTTGCCAGGAAGATACGAAACAAACACCATACCAGTGTATACAAAAATATCTGCAAACTTAACTACATCAGATACTACACTTTATGTTGACTCTACTGCCGAATTCAACCAGTCAGGAACTTTGGTAGTTAGAAACGGCACTAAAGTAGAGCTAATGAATTATGCTAACAAAACTGCAACATCATTTACTGGATTAACTCGCGTAAAGACCGGAAACCCATCAGTAGATTTAACAATTGCGGTGGGGTCATCGGTAGGAACAGTATTTGATGAAGCTGACCTAGCAAACGTTCAAATTGGACAAAGAGTAATATCTAACAGCTTCCCAGAAGGAACATTTGTAGTTGGAATATCTGGAAGCGTTATAACTTTTAGCAAGGCAGCTACTAGTTTGAATCCTCCTGCAGTAATTTTTGCCCCAATGAGCGACATACCTCAAGCATTTACGTACCTAGAGCAGTCGCCAGTAATAGTAGAAAACGCTTACCCGCAGTTCTCTCCAACAGTCTCCCACTGGGGAACGTCGGTAATTATGGACGGTGGCTATGATGATGACAAGTCCTTAGTTTTTACTTATGGACAGCGAAACAGCATAACAATTGCACCTAACATAACTAGATCATTGTTTTCAATACGAATAGCTCCATCCGTTGATAATGGTTTAATTAGCGAGTTTGGCGGCAGAGAAGTTGTCAATAGAATGCAGCTAACCCTAAGAAGCCTAGGAATATCTGCAAGAACTAGTGGAAACTTCCTTGTACGGGCAATTCTAAATGGAGTTCCAGCAACCAGCCAGTCTTGGACTGACGCTACCGGTAATGCTGGAGCTCAGGCCAACTCCTCACTCGCACAGATTGCGGACTACAGCTCTAGGGATATACCTATTCTTGGAGGAGAAGTAGTAGCAGGATACTTTGTAGCTGGAACTGGAAGTTTGGATTTAGATCTAGTTAGAGATTTAGGTACATCTATTCTTAGCGGCGGAGTGTCTCAAGTAAATCAACAGATTTACCCTGACGGGCCGGACGTTCTTACTATTGTGGTTACAAATACTGGAACTATTAATGCTCAGCTGCTTGGACGTATTTCCTGGACTGAAGCACAGGCATAGTAATGGTTGATATAAATTTTCCAAATAGTCCAGATGTTGGAGATAAGTATATTGTCTCTGGCAAGGCTTGGATTTGGAACGGTTCCGTTTGGGATATTTTTGGAGCCATATCTGTAGGACCGCAGGGGCCTACTGGACCAACATCAACAGTCCCAGGTCCAACCGGTCCCAGCGGCCCAGTTGGATTTACAGGACCTACAGGACCTACTGGACCGAGCGGGCGAGACGGCTCTGGCGTAACAATACTTGGAACACTAGCTAATACCGGGCTTCTTCCAAGCAGCGGTAATACCATTGGCGATGCTTATGTAATTTCAGGAAACCTGCATGTTTGGGATGGATCTGCTTGGCAGAACGTAGGACCTATTGTAGGACCAACTGGACCTACAGGACCTACAGGCGCAAGAGGTTCGGACTCAACTGTAGTTGGACCTTCTGGACCGACTGGTCCAACTGGTCCAACTGGTGCAGATGGAGTCGGATATGATGGAATAACTTTAGCAATAGCTAGCTTTGTAGGGGACACTTTAGTCGGAGACTTGAACGAAGTTGGCGCTTTAGTGAGTGGATCTACGGTTAGAATTATCTCTAATGCTAACCCTCTTGTCTACGCAGACGGAACTATATTTTCTTTAACTGGAAATGAAGTTTCTATATCTATTTTCTTTAATGAAACAGGTGGAACGCTAGCATCGTTGGTTAATCCAAAAGTTACACTCTCTGCTAGACAAGGACCTACGGGTGCTACAGGTGCCGCCGGGAATACGGGTCCTACAGGCCCAACTGGCGCTGCTTCCACTGTTGAAGGCCCCACTGGACCTACCGGCCAAAGAGGAGAAACAGGGCCCACAGGCGCAACAGGACCAACCGGCTCTCAAGGCAACACTGGAGGCCCTGGAGTTGTTGCGGCATCGCTTCCAATTTCTTATGATGATGCAACACAAGTTGTAAGCATGTCATCAGGTTTTGTGTACTACACTACCGGTGCTACATATAGAAAACTTTATGTTGGTCTACAACCAACTGGTCCAACGGGCACCATCCAAGTTGGAGATGTCTGGATTCAGGTATAGCTTATGGCCATTAGGGACGTTGGCGATTTACTTGGATCAAACAGAGTAGGGTTTAACACAAGAACTAGAACTATCCCTGCTATCACAAACGCAACTTTAAACATAAACGGCAACAGACCAATTATGCTTTATGCTCTGCGCGCAGCTGCCAACGGATACATAAACTCTAGAGGACTTAGACTTGCAATTTCTGGAGGAGGGCTATCCTCACAGATAGAGACCAACGTTGCATCGATCTCAGCTACAACTTCTACGCAGGGCACATTTATTCCAACTGTTCATACTCTAACTGGACTGCCAAACACAATAGTAACTAGCCCCACCGGCAACTTTACAATTACTATTTATGCTCACCTCAGTGGATCTAACACTTCTTCACTAACAAATAACGTTATAGAAACTGGGACTACAACAGACGACCTAAGAATAGGAAATACTTCATCTACCAACTACTGGGTTGGCTATGGGTACTACATGGTGCCAACAGCACCCCAGTCCCCCTCTGTTAGCTTCTCTGCTACTACTGCAACTCTTAGTTGGACAGCTCCAAGTAGTAATGGTGATACTGCTATAACGAGCTACACAATAGAATACACTACATTCCCCGGGTTTGATGCTGGTCAAGTTTTTACAACAACAACTACTAATACATCAATAGATATTGGTGTTGGAGCATATGCAACTTGGTACTTTAGAGTTTATGCAACTAATGCTGTAGGAAGCTCTCAAAGATCAGTCATTGTTAGTGACACAACAGACTCTCCTCCATCTTGGAACACTACATCAGTAAACGATATTGCCAGAGTAGGGTCAGCGTATAGCAGGACTTTGTCTGCCAATGATACATTTTCTACAGGATACTCCCTAGGAAGCGGGACTCTACCGGGAGGAGTACTCCTATCTTCATCTGGAGTTCTCTCAGGAGTCCCCACGGCTGGAGTGTCACAGGCATTCACCTTTAGAGTAGATGCCACTGGTGCTGGCGGAACCACACGTTCAAATACTTTTACTATAAACAGAAAACAGCCTCTCTGTGTGTGGACAGACAATGTATTAAGTACGGATCTAAGAATTGGAGTCGCGTACTCTGATTCTGTAGCTGCAAGCAGCGCTTCAACATATACTGCCACCGGGTTGCCTCAAAACGGCATACAGCTACTAGCTGGTGGAGTAGTTAGTGGAACACCTACATCGACTTCAAGTTTTTCTTTTACAATAAACGCAGCTAACTCTGATGGAGATTTTATATCTCAAAGCTTTACGTTCACTCCTAAAGCAGCGCTAGCTGTTTGGACAGACAATACTTTAGCTACAGCAACAGTTAAAGTTGGACAGTCCTATTTAGATGGAGTTTCTGCAACTAACGCTGTAAGTTACGCGATACAAAGCGGAGCTTTACCTGATGGAGTAGAGTTAGACACCGTTTCTGGAGAAATATCTGGAACGCCTACTACCGTAGGAACTTACACTTTTACTGTTAGCGCCACTAACGCATCCAGCGAGTCTATATTTACCGGGTCTCTTGTCATAACTGTTGAGCCTGGAGGAGCTGGCAAGGTTTGGAATGGATCCACTTGGGTTCAGGCTCCGTTTAAGGTGTGGAATGGCTCCACTTGGGTAGAGGCTCCGGCAAAGGTGTGGAATGGCTCAGTATGGGCCGATCCGACAGCCTAATTAGCAGTAATTTAACTTATAAGACTACTAATCTCGGTTAGCTTTAGTTATCTCACTAACACGTGAAGACAGCTCTAAAGAATGAGAAAAACTACCAACAAATCTAAAAGATCCAGACTGTTGTACTTTCACCCATGGAGCAACCCAAACGTCTTCACCTAACGATCTCCAATTATTGCAAAAATTAAAGTCTTCAAAAATTAAAATATTTTCATCGTTTTTTGAGGTGTAGAAGTACTCACACACCTCTTCTTTGTCTTCACTAGACATTGAGCTATTTATATAAGAGCTACATAAAGACTTTAACTTCTCTAAAGACTCTTTTGATATGTACATCAAATTAGAAGATATTGTCTTAACTTTAAATGGGGTGTTTAAAGAAAAATTAATTTCGTCCCCCGGGAGAAACTCTAAAGAAAAAGATCCAGAATACAACTCCAAGTTGTCGCGTCCCATTAAAGCAGCGCTTCTCACTTGATCCCAATTTACATATTTAGTTGGAGAGGCTGCAGCTATGACGTTTTTACCACTTTTAATCATATCTACTACATCTTTAGGGTCAAAACTTTGGTCAGGAGAGACTAAAAGCACTCCATGCAAATTTGGCTCCTTTAGTGCCACACTTATTAGGAAGTTTTTTGCTTTAGACGTAGAAATAGGATCCATGGAGCTAATGGTGTACGGACTATATCCCTGTTCTTCTAGAGAAGATACAAGCTCAGTAATACTCTTCATATACTGAACATCTACACTTCCACCGGGCAGCGCAGTGCAAATAGCGATAGACTTTCTATCTAATATTTGTGATTCTTTTTCCATAGTATATACCTCTTTTACTAAAACGCACCGCTAGAGTGTCTAGCCATTCCAGACCAGTCAATCACTTCAGGTTCAGCAACTAACCTAGGGAACGTCGAGTAGCCGTGAAGAGCTGCTTTAGCTCCCTGACCAACTAATCCCATGGCCCTATCGTCAATTTTACGGTGGAACGCTATCTGAGTCATAGCTCGTTCTCCTCGTTTATCACTCCACTGTCTATAGAGACTGTATAGCTCACCCATAGGAATAGACGCACCTTCAGACTTTTTAGTCTCTTCTTCGAAGAATAGACCAATTCTATCTTCATTTTTGCGATAAATGTCAGCAGCATCTCTTACGACAGAGCACCAGCCAAGGGGGTCTTTAGCAGAAGAATTTAGATATTTGATCGCACCATCAACTGCCCAGGCTAGGACTGCAGGCAATCCACCATCAGGATCTGATAGATATGGACGTAGCTCTGTGTCAGGATTTTCCGGGATGCTAGTTAGGGGGATTGGCCTAAGTCTTCGCCACATAGCATCGTCATTAATGATTGGCCTGTGGTTAGTTGTGATCCAGAGCTTGCCCTGAGACGTAAACTGGAATGGACGCTCTCCAGGAGATCGACCTTGAAGTGTTCCAGAACCAGTCATCTTCTTGACTTGGTTTTCCTTGAGACGCTCTGATTCTGGAAGTTCATCTACCCAAATCATACGGCGGCCCCTAAGCTCCGCCATGTGATACTCATCTGTCCTATTTGCCTGACCGTCTCCAGCAGCCAACACGCTTGGATCTAGAGTCCAAGAATAGCCTTTGGTTCCTAGGGCATTTACTATAGTCTCAACAAATGTTGTTTTACCGGACCCTGGAGGTCCGTAAACAAGGAACAAAGCATCTTGATTGTTTAGCCCAGTGAGCGTGTACCCCACTGCCCTCTGTAGCCAATCTTGAAACTCTTTGTCGCCTTTGGTTGCAAAGTCTAAGAACTGCTCGAAACGAACGTTCCTAAGTCCTGGATTGTAGGCAACAGGAGCTCTTCTAGTTATATACAGATCTGGTCTACCAGTTAAAAGTTCGCCACTTCTAAGATCTACTACACCGTTGCTAACTCCAAGTAGGTGACTATCGCCGTCCCACTGTTCTACAGGAACAACAACTCGTTTGTCAGACACGGCGCTTTTAATCATGTTTGAGATACGAGTATTAGATTTTGCCTGTTTTGCCCAGTTTATAAGCTCATTTATTTTAGGGTCTTGAATGTCGTAGTTACTAACTTCTCCAGCAATAACTGGTGCAATTCTTTTGGCCATTTCTTGAAGCTTTAGGCTCTCCAGGTCAGGCTCCCAATAGTTACCATCCCAGTGGAACCAGCCTAAGCCAGGAGTATATTTAATTGCTGATTGATAGGTATCTACAAGTCTTCGGCTATTTCCAACATCAGTAAAGCTTCGGTTCCCGGGAGTACCTCCGTCTTCAGCATCTACAGCATCTTGATCTTCTGGCAGCTGCATATTTCCGCCACCTATTGCGTCAGTCACTGACATTCCACTCCGAACAAGAGCAGACATTCGATCACCAACAGAAGAAGAGTTTGTTACCTTTTTAGGAGAACTATCTGTAGGAATAAGTTCAGCTTCTATTTCTAACGGATCAGTCTCGCCCTTCTGGGTTATGGCCGGCTTAGATGCTACGCCTTCTAGCTGAGACTTTTCAGCCCAAGTCTGACCGTTAGTTTTTCTCCAATGTTCGGAAAGTCCCGCCCACTTTAAGTCAATGATTGGGTTGTCTCTAACAAAGTCAATTGCACGGTGGACGTGCATAAGCAGAGAGTTTGGACCCTCTAGATGCATTGGAGGACTAATCTTTTCAGCGTTAAGCCTGATTAAAGTTGTCTCAATAAAGTTTCTAGATACATCATCAGTTCCGTACCTGTTGGCTAGAGCGCATGCTAGGTGGTATATCCCTACAGCTCGATTTCCCTCTTGGAAGCCCTCTTCCATAATTTTATCGATATCAACTTTTTCACCGGCATACTCTAATTCTCCAAAGGCGCTCCAGTCGCCTTTCTTAAGACGAGTAGATCCCCCCGACGCACTTCTAAGACTTGTCTGTCTAATTACCGCGAGAAGTTCTTCTGGTGCCTCGGCGATTTCAATTTGTGCTGGAGAGTGACCTGGCTTCCACTGGTAGTTAACACCAGAAAAGTGGCGCGACGGTGCAAGAAGAATGTAGCCATTGTGCTTTACGTCGATGCCGTCAAGACCAACTTTTTTAAAGTTAGAAATAAACTTTTCATTCGGGTTGCATTTATAAATAAGGTGTCTACCGCGAACCTCACCAATACCGCGCTCACCGGCGTATAGTCCAGTAATTGCTTCTACAGTTGGAGGAAGCTCTCCTTTAGCAAGCTCTTCAAGTTTAAGAAAAGATGTGTCCCCACCATTTCGTGGATCAACATCAATTACTAAAAATCCAGACTCTCTAGCAAAAACGCCAATATTGTAATCTGGATTAGATTCCCACCAAGAAGCAATTTTGTCTGGATCTGAAGTGGCTTCGGTGTGCCAAGCGTGTATGGCTGGGTGTTTTCCTGCATCTTTTATTTCTGGATGACTTTTACCACAAGTACATTTGCCCCCGACAACACCGTGGACTGGAAGAATTTTCCACCCTTTACTGGCGTACCAAGCGGCACCGCTACCTAATCTGCCGCCAGCAGCAGAATCTACTTCTCCCATAAAAACCTCTACGTCATTAAAAACACCAGTAAGAACATCATACACAGAATAGGTTCGAATGCAAATCAAAACCGAAGAATTTTGCCACCAATTTAATGGCTAGCATAAGCATTTAAATAGCAGAAACCATACTAGGGTAAAATAGTTAAAGCACAAATCTAATTGTGCTCAAACCTCATAGGAATTTAGTATAGTCTATGGCTACAGATATTATTCTAACAGTTGCAAGCATTTTTGGTGCCTTAACCGTAATCTTTGGTGCAGTCTTTTCATCATACAAGCTTGCTAAGCGAATAGACGCCGCTATCGGTGTAGACAAGAACGGTAGAACTATATCAGATAGACTAGATAAAGTTGAGCATCAGCTGTGGGAAAACGGGGGCAGCTCTCTTGCCGATCGAGTCAATAACATCGAAAAGCATGTTGTAAAGGTCTCAACAGAGATCGAGTTTATCAAGAATCTCACCCTCGGGCTACACAACTCTTCTGTACCTAATTCTGTGCCAGCAGACATCCTTCCACCTGCTGAAAAACCTCTTTTAAAAAAGCGCGTGTCTAAGTCAAAAAAAGCTAGCTAAACTACAAAACATGTAGTAGCATAAACCTAAGGTTTAACCCTAGGAGAAATTATGCCATTAGCAGACAAGCTAGCTACCGCCTCTCAGAAGTATATAAGCGACCTCACTACTTGTAAGTTCGCCTCTATCACCTCTGATCAGGGGCTATCTAAAAAAGATAGAGACGCCCTAGCTGAAGTAATTAATCTCACTAATCGCGAAGACCATAGGTACATTCCCCATCAAACACTAGCTGACCTCCTGAGGAGTGAAGGCTATGACGTAAGTGCAAGTGCCATAAGTAGACACCGCGGGGGCAACTGCTCTTGCCGACGATTAGGAAAAATAAGTTGAGCTTAGCTGACAAATTAGAAGAGCTACGTAATCCTGGGACCTCGGGGTCTGACTATAAGAAGCTCGGAGTCCCCGAAGACTGGCGTCCAAGAATGGACATAGATAGCGGCAAGGGTGGCTATCTAATTTCATCGCCTCGTGCAGAAGGCTCCAACTTCGATGCAAATGAAGTTATAAAAGATTTTGGTTTAGATCCGGCAGAGTGGGCGGTCTCTTCTCTTCGTAGAGGTAAGTGGCAAAAGTTTGATGGTGAATATTTAGAATCAGTACGAGTCAACCTAATACCATCATCTTCAGTTGGTTTAGACTCTTTAGATGTAGAGCAGCTTTTAGATGAAATGAAAAAGTGGCGTCCAGCAAAAGGTGTAAAAACATCAACTGGAAACGGTGCATTTACAGTAGTCCCAAGCGATCAACAAATAGGTAAAAAAGCAAACGGCGAGGGTACGGCTCAATCAATAGGTCGAATTCTCCAACTAACAGAATCGGCGGTGCATAGATTTGAAGCTTATAAAAAGATGGGCCTTTCTCTTGGAACAATTTGTCTGGCGTTACCGGGCGATCACGTGGAGGGAATTACCAGCCAAAACGGAAGACTCCAAGGACAAGCAGCCTCCGACCTCGGAATAACCGAACAGGTACGAGTTGCTAGAAGATTGCTTCTAGCTCAGATTAAAGCTTTAGCACCTCTAGCAGAGCACATGATTGTTCCAGTTATAAATGGAAACCACGACGAAGCAACTAGGCAAGTTGTGACAGATCCGTCAGACGGATGGAACGTAGAAATTGCGTCCGCAGTTCAAGACATCTGCGCAGAAAATCCTGCACTGCAGCACATCGAGTTTAGGTACCCATCTGTTGGGCATCAGACACTAACTGTAGATGTTAAAGGAACTATGCTTGGACTGTTCCACGGACACCAGGCTGGACAGAACAACACACTTCGTTATATCTCTCAGCAGGCGGCAGGACAGACTGCTCTTGGTTTGGCAGACGTCTGGGTGTCAGGACACTTCCACAACTTTAGAACTATGGACATTGGAACTCGTCTTTGGGTTCAGGCTCCAACCACAGACCCCGGAAGCGAATGGTTCCGTGATCGTGCTGGAATGGAGTCAAAGCCAGGACTTCTCACTATGGTTCTTGGCGGAGACTTTGAGCCAAGAGAATTTATAAGCGTTTTAGCTGTTAGGTAGCCATGAAAGTAGCAGTATACACAATTGCGTTAAACGAAGAGCAGTTTGTGCAGCCGTGGTGGGACAGTGCCAAAGAAGCAGACTATTTACTAATTGCGGACACTGGATCAACTGACAAAACCGTAGAGCTTGCTAAGTCGTTAGGCATAAATGTAATCAATGTTTTAGTTAAACCCTGGCGCTTTGATATGGCTAGGAACGCATCTTTAGCCGCAATACCGGCAGACATAGACTACTGCATTGCTTTAGACATGGACGAAGTTCTGCTCCCTGGTTGGAGATCTCAGCTAGAAAAAGCCCTAGCTGAAAAAACCACTAGACCTAGATACCAGTACACCTGGAACTGGAAAGATGCAGAAAAGACTATCCCCGGGCTTCAGTACGGCGGAGATAAGATTCACTCCAGATTTGGATATAAGTGGAAGCACCCAGTTCATGAGGTGCTGGTCCCATATGGAGAAACTAAAGAGACCCAGTCCTGGGTCGGGCTCGAGATACATCACCATGCGGACGACTCTAAGCCTAGATCTCAGTACTTACCACTACTAGCTCAGGCGGTCCAGGAGGACCCAGAAGACGATAGAAATGCCTTCTACTACGCCAGAGAGCTGTACTTTTATGGACGCTTCCAGGAGGCGCTGGAGGAGTTTAAGAGGCATTTGGAGCTTAGGAGGGCTACCTGGGCACCAGAGCGGGCAGCATCCCTAAGGTATATAGCAAAGATAGATCTAGAAGATGCCGAAAGCTGGCTACTAAAAGCGATAGCTCAGGCACCTGGAAGACGGGAGCCTCTAGTTGAGCTAGCTCAGACCTACTACACCAAAGAGCTCTGGGAACCGTGCTTAGAGTTTGCTAAGAAGGCTATCGAGATAGAAGAGAAGCCTCTAGACTACCTCTGCGAAGAGTTTGCCTGGGGGTCAGTCCCATACGACTTAGCTGCTATCGCTGCGTACAATTTAAAGCAATATGATGCTGCACTACAGTTTGGAGAGAAAGCTGTGGATCTGTCTCAGAGCGATCAAAGATTGCTAACTAATCTGATTTACTATCGTGCTGCTGTTGCTTCTTAGCCTCTAAAGCAAAATAAGCGTCTACTGCATTAGCACTTGTGCGACTTTGCCAAGTAAATTTACATTTAGTGCAGGTTACTACTCTCATAGTGGACCATCGCCCTCCGTCTGGCCGATCAACTGTAGAGCTTTCTAAGTATTTTGTTTTTGCTTTGCAGCCCGGGCATAACGGGAATCTTTTGTGACGCATTTCTTGACCCTCCCAGTTGACTGAAAGAGTTCGTCTAATGTCTTTGTAATCTAGTCCACCCCAAATACCCCAAAGCTGTTTCTCATTGAGAGCCCACTGAGCGCACTCTCGTCTGACTGGGCAAATACCACAAAGTTTTTTTGCCTGATATTGCTGTGCTGGTTTATTTGCAAAAAAATTATCTATAAATTCTGCATTTTTAGGCTTAGCGCACTCCGCGTCTTCATGCCAATCTTCTGAACTAAACAAGCTCCGGCACCTCGACAAAAGTTACAGATACTACTTTGTCTAAAGCAGAACCAGAGGAGTCTAGCCCGTCTTCAGCGCAAACTTCTTCGTACATTGCGCCACTAGAGGTTCCTACCCACCCCTGAGACACAAAGCCAGCATCTATAGCTCCGTATGCCTGAGCAAGAGAGTAGACAATACCATCTCTTTGAATAGAAGAAGCCAAAGCTTTGCGTACAACTTCTTCTTCTAGATCAACGTGGTCTTCAGTGTAGTAGACGATGGCATAGGGAAGTTCAGGACGGTAGCCTTCACCCTCCCAGATGGACCAAAGGCACTCGCCGATTCTAGAATCTTTCATACTACAATTCTAGATCTGAGTGCTACATACTATACCGTATACTACAAATTAAACTGGCCAGACATATTCGTAGGTTTCTGGCCTAACCCCACAATCTTCGGGCCACTTAAACTGAGAATACCACTCGTAATCTTTATTAAGCAACGCTAACCTATGACTAGAGGCTACTTGAGAAAATAGTTCACTAGAAGATATCCACCGAGGATTGCAAGCTGTTTCAGGCAGTAGTCCTAGATTTAGAGCAGTGGACATAGTAGCTTTTGCTTTGTCGCCAATAGTAGATTTGTAGCCACGCTGTTTCCACTCTGCAACCATAGCTTGGATATATAAGTAGAGTGCGGTCTCATGACCTTTCCACATTTTTACAGCCGGGTGATTTGACCAACCCTTAGAAACCCTATGTTGCCCTTGCGGATCAAGCTGTAGTAGATTCATAAGAATTTGCCAACCCTCTAAGGCTTGCTTATTGAGGCGTTTGTTGTCTAGCACCTTTGCTATGTCTTCAAACGAGTTAGTAACGGGAACAAATGTTTGCATAAATAGCTCCTTTCAAAAAGCTATTTAGAATATACCTAATGTCAAGAAAAAAGTCAAGTAAGCCTAAAAAGGCTTTACAACACTCTGTTTTACTGACCCGTATACTGTGACGACAAGTTTAGGGCTATCCATATTTTCTTCAATTTCAGTTAAAGTTTTTCCCTCTGGATATGAGACTTTAAGCTCTAGACTAACTTCGTCTAAAACATCATTATCGGGTATCTCAAGAAAAGATCCTACTTCCCTAATTGCAAGTTCTTTTGCTTCAGTTATGTTTTTAGCTGCAATTTTAAGCTCAAAACTTGTTCTCATTAGTTAGCTTTTCTAAGTCGTTTTTCTAGCTTGTATGGGGAGTAGTGAACGCCCTTAAGTGGCGGGTTTTTGCCGTCAGTGTCGTTAAAAATTACGTCACCATATCTAACGCCAACTACTACTCCGCGTCTTCCATTGTGGATAGTGCCTAGCTTCTCTAAAAATGCATCTTGCTTGACTCTAACAATGTCTCCAACAGTAATACTTCCCGGTTGTAGATCAATCCAGTAGTAATTATCTTCAGACTGCTCTTGAGTCAACGGCTCACCTAAAACTAGTTTTGGGAACACCTCTAAAACTTCTTTAAGGATGGCTGGAGACAGCGCTGGCAGCTCTTCCCAAGTGCTTAGCAGCTTGAGTATCGCTTTACCTGACCCGACCTTAACTTTGGCAGTCTCTAGCTGCTGTTTTATCCATTCATGGTTTAATTCTGGCATTTATATCCTCTCTAAGCTTAAGTCTAGTATAGCCTCTCTAAGGCTATCAATTGACTGATTTTTAGTTTTTATGGAACTACGGTATGATTCCAACTGGTTTTTTGCCACCGACAGCCTCTCTAGTGGTGACATTTCTTCAATCTGGTAAGCAAGATAGGACCAGGAAGGATCAAAGTCCCTAATAGTTGTCCAGTCTGTGACAATTGGTGTGTTTGAGTTAAGAGCCTGTATATATCGATAGTTCCACCAAGTCCCAAGATTCCTATCCTGAGGTGGAACTAGTAGCCCTAGAGAGTCTTTTATTGTCTTTAGTGAAGTCTCGTCGTGAACTACTGTCTGAATTAGAGGACGAAAAATAAATGGGTCCACCTTTTTAAGCCATTTTCCGTCACTAGGCACTACAGACCAAAACGGGGCTTTCTCTGACATATCGATGGGTTCCGGGTTTATTAACATAGAGTCAAGATTTAGACCAACAAGTCTTTTTTCTAGGCTGAACCCTAAAGATCTTGCAGCAACAGCAGATTCGGTCCAAGGTAGGGCAGGATAATAAGTTATAGGCCACACACTAGAGTCAAGTTTTTCGGCTGCAACCTCTATCTTAGTGTATTTTAAAGAATCTTTTGCACGTTTGTATTCAGCTCTTTTTGAGTAAAAACGATCAAAGAGTCTAGAAACATCTTTTTTAATGTGGTTTATGCTGTTTTTATATTGCCAAATCTGTTGGCTATCAGCGACAAGACGAAGCTTCGGTGAGTCAAACATTAAACCTAAAACGTGCATAGCGCCATAGATTTTATTAGCGCTCATGGCTGTGGGTGGTATAAAACCTAAAAATATAAAGTCAAACTTCTCAAGATCGGACTTAGTCCAAGAAATCTTAGGGGTGGCCCAAGTAACTTCAGCAAACTCCCCTACAGCTTCTGCAAGAGTGCCAAAAAAACTTACATTTTCTCGTGGATGGCAGTGAGATGATGCCATCCCTGTAAATAAAACTTTCATGTCAATCCTTAGCTAGCAAAAGCGGGGCACCAATAAGATGCCCCGCCTAGCTATTTATTTAGAACGGCTCTTCAGCAGTTATTGGTGAAGATGGTGCTGGTGCTGCTGGTGGTGCTGGTGGTGGTGGTGGAACTGCAGCTCCAGCAGTTGTAGCTGAAGGAGTTGCAACAGCGCCCTGGTTTGGGAAGTAACGCTTGATTTCGTTACTTTCTGTGCCATTGTAGGTGCGCTTTCCAAGGGTTGCACGGAAGGTTCTACCGTTTAGTGCCTGCTCAACCTGAGCATTGCTAGGGTTTGCATCCCAGAAGGTACGTCCTAGTCCCATCGCGCTAGCCTTCATGAAGAACATGTTCATAGCCTTAGGGTTGTCGGTTGTGACAACTAGCTGATCCCAAACGCGACGCTTAGCGAACGGACCGCCTTGCACCTCGTTAGTTACCTTAAACATGACCTTGCCAGTCTTGGTCATAGTAGCTTCGGCTTGAATCACCTTCAGCTCGTAATCACCATCTGGTAGTGGTTCGTAGTTTGTGCTTCCTCCAGCATCGCCCGCTTTTTGAACGAGGTCTGCCCAGTTAATTGTACTCATTTACTTCCTTAACTTGATTTCTTACTTGTTGTAGCCTTCGCTCCGAAGACCATGTCGAGCATGCGTTCTACGCCGAGATCGCCCTGCTCTACGATTTTCCCTAGACGACCCTGAACACGTTCTCCGGCTTCATACTCAGGTGTGCGCTCAACATACATGCGACGCACCTGATAAGGAGGCTGAAGTGGATCTGGGTTTGGCATAGTTTCTACCGTGATAGCTCCCAGGATGTCGTAGAAATACGGGGCCTGAATTGCTAGCTGACCCTGCAGATAAGGACGGTATACGCCATCCTGACCCTTACGAGCCATAGCAGTCAGCACTACAGCCTCAAGAGGCTGAGTTGGGTGCATTGTTAGGTCACGAAGGTCACGAAGTAGTGCACCCATGTGGCGAAGTAGCTCGCCCCACTGCTGCATCTTCATTTGTTCGGTCCCTGCAATATTGTCCATGCACTTGACCTGCAACTCAGAGATTGAGTCGATGATCAAGGACTTGAACTGGTGCTTACCTGACTGAAGCCACTGGAAAGCTTTAATGACTACATCGTAGTCACGGACCTGGACCACAACAGTGTCCCAAGTCCCGTCTGCCTGTGGAGGTTCTTCAGTCAAAGGGTCCCAGTACTTAACATTGATTGGTAGGAAGCGATGGCCTCCCTCAACATCAAGCATTAGGCGTGGGTATGGAGCTGTTACAGCAAAGCTGGACTTGCCAACCTTTGATTCGCCATAAACCATAATTGTTAAACTGCGATCAACTGCATTACTCATTACTCACTTCCTTTCTGTTCACTTGATTGATAATAACCGTACGGGTCGGCGACCACGAACGCATCACTAATTGCTGCTTCGGCGGCGGAACCGTCGTCGAATAGCGGGCAAGTAGCGAAGAATTGGCACTTCCACTTGCAGTCCTTACTTGGAGTAGGGTATGCATTTTTGTAGTGGCTCTCTCCAGCATCCAACGCGTCGCGGACGCGTAGCATGTCTTCGAGTGTGCCTTCTAGTTGCTCTAGAAAAGCTCTTAATGTAAATCTGTTGTGGCGTACTTCAATCTGATCGTAGAACGGTGGCTTAGCATAAGCACCGCGCTTTACTTTACGAAGCATTGTGAAGATAGCACCGTCAGTTCTATTGCCATCTTCTGCACTCTGAACTTCGTCCAGAAGCATGTAAGTCTTGACCTGCTCATTCATGTGAGCCATAGCACCAAAGTCAGAGAAGGATCCACCAACAGTTTTGAAGTCACGAATCATGCGAGCCCCGTCGATCTTACGACGGACGCGCATATCAATCTTTCCCTGAAGAATAACCTTGCCATCCATCATTGGACGCTCAAGAATTTCTTCTGTAGAGATCATCTCAAGCTCAGCATCAATGCCCTCAAGCTCTACCCACTCTAGGTAGCCTTCTAGCATCACGCGTCCCAGCTCTGCTTCAGTTTCCAAGCTGCTTGTGTCACGGTACTCGTCAGTGAGTTTCTTTAGGTCTTCCTTCACTAAATCAGCGTGTGCATCCAGTAAGGGCTGGCCGGTCGAGTAATAACGATCCAGGGCTTCGTGAATGCGAGACCCCAAAGCGAGAGCACCAGTAAAGTCTTGCATCTTAGGACGCAACCGGCGGTAGTAAGTTAGCCACCAACGACGTCGGCAGTCTTTGAATGTTTGAATCTCTGAGTTAGAGATTCTGATTGGTTCTGTAGTTGTCATTATGTATTCGGCATTCCGTTCTTTAGCATCTCAAGTAGTTTTGCTCTATCTTTAACTATTTCGTCGAAGTTGTCTGACTTAACATCTAGAGCTTCGATAACTCTTTCTTCTATGCTGCCTTCTGTAACGTAATCGGTGATAATAATTGAGTCATGGATCTCAGAGCCGATTCGGTGAACTCTATCTAGAGCCTGACGATAGTCGACAAGAGACCATGGTCTTTGAAGCATAACAAGACGACGTGCCTTTGTCAAGGTAACTCCAACACCACCCGCCTGGGCAGTGAAAAGGATCCACTTAGTCTTACCGTTCTGGAAGTCATCAATAGATTTTTGTCTCTCATCGGCGTCTTGAGCACCAGTAATAAGACCGTGGGATATCCCTTCTTTTGTTAGTCGGGCACTTAGTAGCTCGATAAGCTGCCTAGATACCGCGCAAACAGCTACAGAGTCGTCCCCAAAATCGCCATTTTCCATGTCATCCATAAGAGCATCGACTTTACAGGACGGGTCTGACAATATTACTTTTTCTTCTCCAGACTCAGAAACCTCTATCTGGGCATAGGCGCTAGCAAACTGAAGCAGACGTAACGTTTGAGTCAGTGGGTTGGGGGCAACTAAAGCATCTCCAGTAAGACCGGAGTCTTCGTCGGCTCCCAGCATGGCAATCATGTTTTCTAGCATCTGCTTATAAGCCTTGAGCTGCTTAGCGCCCATCTCGACGTCACGGCGCTCGGTCATAACCTTAGGTAGCCAAGGCAGAACCTTGGCTTTCAACATGCGACGCATACGAGGATTGATGCCAGCATAGAACTCATCTGTCATGGCTGGCTTTAGGCCGATAACCATCATTCCGCCGAAGGCGTTTATCATGGTGTTTACGTATCGGTCAATCCACTTGGTTTTGCTCGGCCACTCTCTAGGATCTAGCCAATGAAGGATGGGCCACAAGTCAACTACGTCATTAGCAATGGGGGTTCCAGTAAGTGCATACCTAATATCTGCGGTACCTGTTGCGGCCCAAAGCGCTCTAGTCTGCTTGCTTTTGGGGTCCTTAGATCTGTGAATCTCATCAGCAACTACGGACCTAAAGTCAATAAGGTTTAGCTCACGAGGGTGCACCTCACACCTGGCTAGGGTGACTCGTGAGTCGTGCCCACCGCAGTCTTCACATCTAGCAAGTGCTATAGACCCATAAGAAAGCAACTTAGAGTGAGTTCGCAATGACTCCCAGTTAATTACATAGACATCGGCTTTTTCCTCAAAAGCTTTTCGCCTCTGCGTGGCACTGCCCTTAACAACAGAAACGTTTACTCCGGGCCACCACCTATCGAACTCTCGTTCCCAGTTACTCTTTAGGGTGTTTGGGCAAACAATGAGCGCAGGGAAAACTTCGTCTCCGGCATCAAACATCTTCTTTAGAGCTCGAATAGCCTGAGCGGTTTTACCTAGTCCGGGCTCATCTGCAAGGAGCGCTCTACGAGACTTAACAAGAAAATCTACACCAGCTCTCTGATGTGGGAAAAGATCGGCGTCTCCCTCAGACTGCTCTTCTATGTCCCTAAGAAGATTACTTGGGTCTATTCGAGATTCTCTCTCACTCTTAGCCCAGGCGGCTAGCCGAGGACCAATAGTCAGCTCATCTTTAAAAGTAGATCGTAAGGCTAAGCAGCCAGTCCACGATACAGGAATACGCCAAACTTGATCTTTAGCACTCCAAGCAGAACCAGGAAGCGCTCTACATATCTCCTTTAGTCGCCACTCAGCGTTAATTTGGATATGATCAGCGGACTCATCAAGTTCAACATAAACAGGCACTAGGCCTCCATCTCGTCATTTCGTATTTATATATTATCAGAAAAAAATGTTTCGTGCAACTGTTTTTTGATAATACCTATCTTTCTAGCAACTTTATTGGTTTCCAGCCAAGTTTTACAAGTCTTAGTAGAGCGTGTCGAATAGCATCTAATGCGTGACCCTCTCCTCCACGGTGCCAATACTCTAGAAACTTTAAAGCCTCGTTCGGGAACATGGCCTTGGCATCAGCAGGAGCCTGAAAAACTATATCCTCTGGCTGCCGGCCAGCGTCTAACATGCACTGCTTTAAAATCCCTATCTGCTCTAGGCTATAGGGCGACTGAGAATTACGCAAGGTCTGGGCATTTATGGTGAAGCGCTCGCACACTATAGACAGGTTTTCAGCCATCTCCGGGTTGCTCAAAACGGCCCGTATAGGCTCTGCATATTCATGCTGTTGGAACTCCCCAGACCACTCTAAAACGGGCTCCTGGCCCGTCTGGAGGCTAAATAGGGCCATTCCAGTGGCCTTCCCAGGGTCTACGGATAGCACGTATTTAGTCATCTTTTTGCCTGCCTCTCTAGGTAGCACTGGGGGCAATAGCTGCCAGTAAACCTGACTCGATGTCTCCTGCAAGGGTAGCCAATATTACGTTTTTTACGCATATTTTGAGCCCCAGTTTTCTAGAGGACCGTCAACATCAGCGGTAAGAGGGACCTTCCAAAGCTGGCCTGCCGTTGTCATGCACTGCTTAACAATCTTCTTTATCTCCTCTGCTTCACCTCTAGGAGCGTTCAGAACAATTTCATCGTGAACAGGCACAATCAAATATTCAGTCAGATCGGCTTGGTCAAGTTTTATAAGATTTGACTTAAAGACTTCTGCAGCACCACCTTGAATCAGATAGTTAACAAGAGTATAGACACGATCGTCGTCACAGGGGATTCTTCTACCAGTCCAAGTATTGACATACCCCTGGCCTTCTGACTGAAGCTTGCGCATCCCTTGATCTTCTATCTCGCGTTGGAATCTTTGCATCCCTGGGAATCTTTTATCAAAAGCATTAGACACCGCACGCATCTGCTCTTCCGGAACACCGGCGGTCAAAGCCTGCTTAGCAACACCAGCGCCGTAAAGACGTCCGTACACTACTCCCTTAATTAGTGCACGTCGCTTGTCTGATTTTTGCATACCTGGATCTTGGTATATCTCTCTACCAATTTCCGTAAACGGATCCGATCCAGTTGCATCTGCAAGATTAAAAAGCTGAATTAGGTTTGGATCTTTAGACAAGGATGCAAACATTCTAAACTCAACCTGGTCAAGGTCGGAAGTTACAATTACGTGGTCATCATCTTTTGGTAGGAACGCTCTGCGCACTGTGTCGTCACCCTTAGGTAGAGTTTGCAGAGCAGGGTTTTGAATTGACATACGTCCGGTACGAGCACCCATAGTCTTTACAGATGGGTGAACAAAGCCATCTACGTTGTCATTTAAGAAGTTTAAGAAATACGTGCTTGCAAGTTTTCCAGCTTTTCTATACTTAAGTGCCGTCTCTGCAAGTTGCTTAATCTCAGGGGTGCCATTGATCACTAAGAATTTTAGCTGGTCCGCCGAAGCAGACTTTTGACCGGTCTCCGTGCGCTCCGTAATCTCAGCGCCTAACTCTTCAAACTGCTGAACTAGTTGTTGGTTACTTCCAATAGATAGACCGTTGTAGGCAGATTTAGCCCAGTCTTTTACTTGATCTGTATAGCCAAGAAGTTCATCATATTTTTTCTGCGAATACGCTAAGTCTACGCGTGCCCCATTTAGCTCCATACGAGTAACTATTCGACGAGTATTCATTTCTAATTCGTACGGGATGCTGTAAGAAGCTCCAGGTGCAAATTTAGGCCAGAACTTCTCCCAAAGCCGCATCGTAAGAACAGGGTCTAAAGCGCCATAGGCCCAGTAGGGCTCAAACATTACTGGAACAGATCCCCAAGTCCAACCGTTGTCCATAAGACCCTCATCCAAAACACTTTGAAGTCGTGCAGCCTGAGGATCTATATACTGCTGAGTTAGCTTTTTCAGTGCTCCAGAACCCAGAGGGTCGAGCAGCTGAGCCATAATCATTGTGTCGTGTGCACGGTGCCAAGGTATAGACCACTCAGATTGAATGTCAAACCATCTGGCTTCGAAGGCGACATTGTGGCAGACAATAGGGCCATCAAATTTTTCCATCGCTTCGTAGAAGACGCCCTTCCACTGATCCCAGGGGATTGACCAACCGGTCATAGCGTCGCCAACTTGAACTAGACGCAGGCGGCCGTGCCAAGGAGAGAGCGCATGAGCGCGGGGCTTGCCAGGAAGCTCTCCGGTTTCAGTGTCAATAGCAATAGCATTATGCGGTCGACTCTGCCCCAACCAGGACAGAAACTTTTGAGCCTCATCAACGCTGTTGACTAGGTTTAGCTGAACTCCCTCTAGTCCTGATGTCATTTTTGTCGTTTCGTTCGGTGTTAGTTTGCCCCTAAGGGATTATCTCGTAATTGTATACGTTTGCAATGTCAGAGTCAAGTTTAGAGGCCTCTTCCAATAAGCGCTGCGCCACGGAGGTTAGGTATTTAGCATCGTTATTGTCATATTTATATAAAGCATCAAGTACAGCTTCAGGCTTTTCCGAGACCTGAGCCCAGTAGCGGTATTTTTCTGGGAATATCAGCTCAATACTATCGTCCGGATCACAGTCTGGGCAGGGCACTGCTTTTGGGGAAAGACTGGATGCTGACGCCTCTTGCAGACTGTATCTGTCTACCAGCGGGCAGGCAGCACCGTGAAAAACTAAGGAAACCCCTATTCTTGAAAGAATGTAGGATCCGCTTTCAGTTCTGTAAAGCTCAAACTCGATCCAACGAAGAGAATTTCTGCTTTCCGAGGTAGACTTAGCTAAAAGAACTCCATTAAATTGTAAAGTTCTATTTCTATCTTTTACCTCAAACATTTGATATTTACTATTCGGTTACTGCCGGTGGTTGGAACGCGGGTACAGCAGAAACTGAAGCGGCATAGTTAATACCAGAAGCAAAATCAGAAAGATCTGCCTCCGTGAGGCCTAAAAAGCCTAAAGACGTGTCTACAGAAGCAACAAAATCTTCTAAATATGTTTTATATAGTTCTGCATATTCAACACCAAGCCCCGGGTTTATTGCTTGAACTTCTTCAAAGCTTACAAGTTGCCTGTGTATCTCGGTGCCGTTAATGGATACAACCCTAAAAATTCTAGGAAAGCTACGTATAGTATTAGTCGTCATTTCTATCGTGTATACGACGTTGGGTTCCATATTTATTTATCTCCATCTTTTAGTAGTTTTAGTTCTAGTTCTAGGGCATCTATTTTACTAGACATCTCTTGTACTGCCTTTATAAGTACCGGTGTTAGTTGAATATAATCTAAACCTAAGAGTGGATTCTCGTCTAGCTCTCCTGCAATGTCTGGATAAGCCTTTTTAAAAGACTGTACGTCAGGTTCAGGCTGCACTATAGCAGTATCTTGATATAAGCCGCGTGACTCAAGAGACTCTTTTACGCTCTGAGCCAACAGACCATACTGATATTTTGTTCTGTGGACTTCTTGACTATTCTCTCCATCGATCCACTTAAATTTTACAGGTTTAAGATCAGAGATAAATTTTAATCCTAAATCAGAATCAGATACGTCGGTCTTTACCCTAGCATCAGAGACTCCAGTTGTACTTGTGGTTGAAGTCAAAAATCCACTAGAGTTTGCAAAAACATAAGCTTTACCAGAAGAATGAGCCAGAGAGTCTACTTCAAAGCTGGTATTAGATACAAAAGCAAAAGCACCAGTATTTGACAGACTTAGTCTTCTGGAAGAGCTGGCACTAATAAAGGTACCATCTTCGCTACAAAGAATCCTAGCGCTGCCAATGCTGGCAAACATCTGAATACCAGTGGTACCAGTATTTTGAATACCATCAATAGACCCAACCAGGGTGGTCCCCTCATACACATCAAATCTGTTATTTGTAGAGGACATAACGACTCTCGTGCCAGAACTGGCAGTTCTGACTGTACTTCCAGTCAAAGTACCTGCAGTTACTTTATCTGCATTAATTGTTCCAGCATAAATCACCCCTACTGGAAGGTTACCGGCTCCAATTTGGCCTGCAAGAATAGTGCCGGTCCGAATTATACCGCCATCAATCTCTGTAGTGTTATTAGAAAGAGTGGCGCTGGTGCTATTTAACGCTTGTATTGCCTTGGCTTTTCGTATTCTAACTACACCGGCGCTGATTTCGGTAATGTCGTTGAGCTTTTCGTTTGCTGTGCCAGCAGCCTCCACTGCGTCGTCAGCCGTGTCTTTAGCAGTGTTAGCAGTAATTGAAATTCCGTTGGCAGTAAGGATTGTTGCATATTTTAAGTCAGCGCTAGCTATCGTTAAAAATCCCGCTGCTTCGCTTCTACCTAGATAGGCACCAATGGACACCGACCCATCAGCAGCATCGATTCTAAAAGTTTGAGCACCAGATGGGTCGTAGGCCGCAAGAAAGTCCTTAGTTAGAACAATTCCTCCATTTGTAGAAGCATTTGCACTAGTACTTATCTGTAGACCAATAATGGCTTGAGCAGTCAGTGTACCAACATCAATCATGTCAAAAGTTACGATATTTTTTAGCTGAGCCCTGATCGCCACTTGATCGGAAGGGGGGGTTATATTTCCATAAATATCTCGAACAATGATTTTGATGTAGTAATCAGTATTGTCAACCAGCTCGGTGCCAGGAATAATTATGTAGCTTCCAGCATTTGCAGGAAACTTTCCATAATAAGTATTTTCGTCCGGGGTAAACCCATCTATATCAGAGAAATATACTTGAATTTCTTTTGCTGTACCTGCCTGCACAAGGCCAGTAGCAGTTAAGTCATCGTAGGCAATTTTTATTGTTCCAAGATAGGTTGTAGCTACTGGAGCTGCAGGTTTTGATACAGTTGGAACCGAAATGCTAGTAGTGTGCTCTAGGTCTACTCCGGAGGATAGGAGCCCGCCACTGTCACGAGCAAAGACCTTAAAGTAGGCTTTTTTACCCTGTTGGAATCCACCTTTACTCCAGGTGGTCTCAGACCCAGTAAAATCAGTTTTGTCCCACTCTTGGTTCGGGTACTGTTTAGACCAAATCGTATACCCTATTAAGTCATCTAAGTTTGATCCATCAGAATTTTCAGTAGGAGCGTCCCAAGTCAGAGTCACTCTGCTTAGCCCATTAGAGCTGCCGTCTGGAGTATCGTTCTCGTCAGTAGCTGCTAAATTAGTCACCGGGTTTGGGGCAACCCCGTCTTCGGTGATAGGAGAAGAGCTGCTAAACAAAACCCATCTGATGTCTTTCCACACATACACAACGTTGTCTGGAGAGATCCAAGTAGCACCGTCTCTAATTGCCGCCTGAGCTACGGCGTGAACGTACAACTCATCTGTCACAGAAGCTACGTTTACAGGTTCTTCTAGTGATGAAGAAAAGCTGTAAGTTATAAAGTTAGATCCAACGCTTGCTACTTTGTGTAGCCCATCGAGACCAAAAAACGGTCCATCGTCTGGTCGTACGTCTACGTATATAACATCGCCAACCTTGAAAGGATTAGTTGACGTAAAAACTATTTTTGCTGTAGTAGTGGTGGCTTCTAGTGTAGATATTCTGGCCCTATAGACTACTTCTTTTTTCACGCCATACTGGGTCCCGGAGTCTGGGTTATATAGGACTGTAGCAGCTATAGTTTCTGCATCGGGAGTGTCTCTTTGTCCACTGTATGAAGCGCGATTTTCATAGGGGGGTCTGTCAGAGTTTATTGTCCTAAAATCTCCGGATGCGGTAATAGCTACATTGTTTCCGCTATGTACTATGTTGTGGACACCGCTCACTCTAACCGTGAGGTCGTCCTGAAGTCCTGGATCCGCCTCAAAGTAGAGCTCAATTCTTGGCTTAGAGACTCCAGTAATTTGAGAACTGTAGTAGTAGCCTCCTACAACTTTTTTGTATTGGTTAGGAGCATCTAACCCAACAACAGTGTCAGGTCCTGGATCTAAGTCATCATTTTCGCCAGGAATCTGACTAGCGGGGAGTAGGTTTATAGGACGAAGTTCGACCGCAGTAACCCTGCGCTCCATAGTGCTTAAAAGATTAGTAAGTGTCTTTCTACGACGTCTGATTGCCAAACTTGTCCACCTCCGCTTCAGTCACTAGTTGTAGTGTTACCTGCTCTGGAAATGACGGATTGTCCGGCACACTAACGTCATATGCGTCAATTTTACGCAGTAGCACTTCTCGTCCAGTTCCGTCATTTAACTCTATGTAGCTTGATAGCCTCAATCTAACAAAGTCATCATTAATTATAATAGAGCACCAATCACCCGGGTTGTATGACCCCAACTGTGGATTTAGTGAACCATTTACAGAAATAGAAAAGTTGCTAATTGGGGGTCTGGCCTCAGCTAGAAAACGTTCTGCGTAGGTGTGAAGCGTGTTCTCTTCAGCAACATTGTCTACTTTTTCTACCTCTTCAAGAATAGGCCAGCCTCGAAGAAGTAGTTCCACATCGGCAGCTCCAGCATACGGTTGGCTAGCTTCAGAGCTGAGAGTTGAGTCATCTCCCTGAACCCAAAAACGAGTGGCTGCGTCCTGAGCATTCTCCTCCAGACTCGCATCGAGTATGTTGCCTGGGTACTCAAAAACAACTTGATCAGCGCCATATGCGCTAACCGGGGCAAACTCTCCGGGAGGCAATACTCCGCCCGGCAAACTATCTATGTAGTATTTCAGGCTTGTTGGAAAAATAGGAAGAAACACAAAAGTGCGATTAAACTTATTAGTAGTTGCATTGTAGCTACAGTCAATTCGGTACTCAAAACCATCTGGAACATTAGAATACTTTTCTAAAATTTCCCCGATAGACTCTAGTTTAAATCCTCTAATTAACTCATTTTGACTAAGGGTTTGACTAGGCAAGTCTGTAGAGTAAGTTAAGCCAATGTCTCCGTTATCTGTGTACTCCCCCCATGTGGCATAGGTTATAGCCGGAGCAACAGTAGCGTTTGCTAACGGATTTCCAGCAGAGCTAAAAGCTATTTTATTTCCAGGATTAACGATTTGAAAGTTGCTGGTAGTTGGAGTGTTTATCGTGTATATGGTGTGGTAGCCGTCTATAGAAGAGTTAAGCTCGTCAATGTAGACGATGTCCCCAACTTCAAACCCGTGAGCAGACTCCGTTGTTATAGTAGTGATTCCATTTGTTCTTTGGAAATTGGAGATATCTACAGATCTTTCTGCAGCAGTTGTGAGGGCTACAGTGCTTCCGGTATTAGCGTATGTAAACGTATAGTTAGTCGGGGCAGAGATAACCACAGCCTCAGCGTCATCAAATCCTGAGCCGACATCAGTGATAGAGAGTTTTTGCCCAGGCACAAGCTTGTGAGGCTCTTTAGTACTAATAGATGCAACATTTCCAGATCTGGAGTAAGTTTCTATTTCATTGAAAACATCTATTCCAGGACGTATCTCATCATTAGGAAAATCAAAGTCAAATAAATCAGAAGTAAGTTCGGTTAGAAGATCACGAACATAGTTATACGTATCTTGTCTAACTTCTACAGTTGCCCTATCGCTTGTATCTTCTTCGTCTTCACCCACAGTTATGTTGGGTATAGTTTTTGTTTGGCCCTTAGCGTTAACGTATGTTGCTGACACACTAAAAGTTGATCGATCATCTCCTGTAAGCCCTGGTGCCGGAGAAGCTAGTGGAGTGTAGTATCCCGTATAAGGAACTCTGTCCGGCCCCCAGTCAATCCATACAGGTTCTCCTGGCTTGAAGTCGTATTGGGCAAAGTCTAGAGTCACATCGGCTCTTCCGCCTGAAACTACTATGCTAGCCGAGTATGCATTGCTCCAAGTTTTCCAAAGTATTCTTTTATATAGATAGCTAGTAAACTCTGAACCACTTATTTCTAAAGTTTTTTCTACAATGTTGTACGATCTGGTCCAGATAATTCCACCCCATACGCAGAGGCCATCTCTAACAACATACAGCGCAGTCTTACCAGGCAAGGTGTTCTCATAGAGACTTAAGTTGATAGTTTCCTGGGTTACTGCAATAGAGCCTGAAAAACTGCCTGCCTCGCGGAGGGATCTAGAGTAGGACACGCCTCTAAAAGGTATTTCTGCAAGCAGCTCATTGCTGAGTAGGTCGACTACGAAATATCGATAGTCTGCTACTAAATCTCTGTCTTGAAAAGTTGGTGTCATTGTTGATTATATGTCTTTCGTTAGTCTAAGTCTAACCTATCCAGCCGGATCTATAGTAGATCTTACAAATGCTGCTGGCTGGGAAATTAGTTAATTCTATATTATTAGTTCCGGGCTCTAGATATATCCAATCAATAAGAATAGAAACTTTAGCTCTACCGTTTTCAACGTTAACAACTTGATCAGCCAAATACTCCACTTCTAAAACTTCTCTATTGTACGTGTCTATTTCTAATTGATTAGTAGAGGAAGTTCCATCAATAATAGTTATAGCTTGGTCACTGGTGGAGTTTGTGATAGTGGCTTGATTTGGGCCAGACGAAGCAGAGATAGAGGCACCACTGCCCGCCGGAGCGATAGGTATGTTAGCTCCAGGGCTAGTTATTTGTAATACATCACCATCAACCACGTTAACTACCTGATAGCCATCCATAGTTGGGTGTACGTCATCCAAGTAAACGGTATCCCCTTCGTTAAATGGGGGAGCAGAGGCAAATTGTAGTGTAATTGCGCCTTCGGTTCTTTGATAAAACTCAATAGGAATAAGGGTTGCTCCCGCATCCGGGCCAGGAGTTGAAACATTGAATCCCTTAGATAGCTCAATAATAATTGGAACAGCTATGTTTCCAGCATTTGTTATTGTTGCACTGGCATCACCGTTCGAATCTGCGGTTAGTGTGACAATATTGTAGCCATCAGAGTTTTCTTCGATGTACTCATACTTTATAGGGTCAGCTGCTTTTAGACCGATAGAGAAGTTAGTTCTACCTCTAGCGCTCACCGTGTCAATTTCAGGCCTACCGCTAAGTCGAACAAACGTGCCTTTTGTGACTGGAGTTTCGTTGACTACTAGCCAGTCTCCTCGATAGACCAGAGAAATAGCATCTAAGAGTTTTGCTCTAGCTGCTTCAACTTGATCCGGGTCTTGGGTTAAAAAGCTTCCGTTTAGTGTCAAAATCCTACTTGCCCAGCGGCCCTTGGCATCGTATGAGCCGTCACCCCAACCGCGTGGCAGATCAGGGAGTTCTGGATCCGGGAGAGTCCACCATCCTTGGATGTCAGTACAAACCCAAACAACACCAGTTTCTTCATCTATGGTGTTTAAAACTAAACTTCCAATTTTAATGTCTGCTTTTAGTTTTAGTCCAGAAAAATGAGGAATTGGAAGTTTGGTTAGAGCTTTATTTACAAGCTTATTCTCTTCAGATTGAGCTACCGGATTTAAGTTGATACTTGAGTCATACTCTGACATTAGAAGGCTCCTTTACGAATCTCAAAAGCAAGCCTACGAGAGACCAGCTCTGACAGCTCTCTCTCATCCATGCCTGGGGATGGGTAGACATTTATTGTGGCTCCGGCTCCCTTACCACTTAGAGCAGCTATTAAAGCTTTGTCTCGAAGAGATAGCCCATTTGCATCTAGAGGTTCAATTCTTTCTGGTCTTCCAGCTTCTGCAACCATAGCTAAAGTTCCGCCCTGGCTTGCCTGAACAACTCCTCCATCAGCAAATGCAGGAACTACAATTTTCCCAAATCTTGGTATCTGAGGTGGGTTGGATTTCAGGTTTATTGTTCCACCGCTGAAAGTTTTAATGAGGTCAGCTAGTCCTCCACCGATGCCGTTAAAGAATGATCTAACAAGCCAGTTTAGGAAGTCAACGAGTGCATTACCGGCACCCACAAGAAGATCAGCCAGTCCTTGGACAATCTTCCTGAGAACGTCCATAAATATTTTACCGAACGAACTCCAGTCGCCTGTTATAAGAGCTTTTGCAAACTCTCCAACAAGCCTGATTAGTTGCATAAAGATGTCAATTATTGGCATTAAAATATCAACTAACGCCATAATTATTGGCATGACAGTTTCTACCGCGGCAACCAAAACTTTACCAACAAAAGTAGCAAAAAGCCCTAGACCAGCGATTATAGCCTCCAATATTGGCTGAAGACCTTCCATTAAGCTAGGAAGTAGCTGATTCACTACAACATCAATTAAAGGCTGAATTGCTTCCATAATTTTATTGAAGGATTCGCCAAGAGAGTCCAGTACGCCTTTGAGGGTGGTGTCTATAAACTGTCTAAATGAATCGCTGGTGTTGTATAAGTATACAAAAGCAGCTATAAGTAGTCCTATTGCAATTAAAATAGGGCTCTTCATTAAGAATGATCCGACTCTACCAAACGCACTTGCAAAGGCGTTATTTGAGTAAGTTAAGAATGCAAAATACTGCTTAGTTTTTGTAAGTAGTGTCCCAAGTGGCCCCAAAACGGATTGGAATACTCCATTGACTACGGACCCAAAGAATTGAGCAGTAGACAGTGCCAAACCTAGAGCCGAGAAGAACGCAAAAATTTGTCCAGTAACAGCTAGAATTTTTTGAACGGTTTCGTTGCCTAGAGCTTTTTCAATTACAGTAGCTATACCATTTAAAACGTTAAAAAATGTTTCTATCGATTTTGTGTCAGTCAGCGAGTTTGAAATGTTTGTAAGAGTTACAACAAGCCTTGCAAAAGACGGACCAGCTGCTATGTACTTACCTAGAATTTCTCCTAAAGGAGCAGCGCCTTCCTTGAGAATATCAAACGTCTCTTTAATTGCTGGATCATCAGCAAGTTTGAATATCTCACCTAGAAGCGTTCCGACAGAATCTATTACAGCCTTAGCATTTTCAGCGGCTCCAGCAAAAAACTCTCTTAGCGGCTTGCCATCTATTTCCTCTAAGTTTTTGAAGCTTGCCGTTGCCTCTTTCAGGTAGTCGATTAGAATTTGACCGCCAGATCCAGGGCCAATATTAGCTTTAATTATCTTCCCAAAGCCACCAAAAATATTTCCAAATATATCTGCAAAGTCGGTAGCTAGTTGGCTTACAGTTGCAAAAAATCCTTCAATTTCTGCCTTATTTTCTGGCGCATTCATAAAGTCGCTAAACTTAGTTAAGTTTCTATCTAAGAAAGCTACAAACTGCTTAACTAGTGGATCAGCGAACACTAGAACGGAGAGGAAGCCGTCAAAAACTTTACCTAGAATAGTCCCGAAGGCTTCAATAGTTGGCTTAGAGTTGGCAAAAACGGTGTCTAACTTGTCTAAGTTAATTTGCTTAACTAAAAAGTCAGTAAAGTTTCTTGCAGCAATACCTAAAGAGTCCGCGACACCAGCAAGGCCCTTCTTTATAGTGTCAAAGAACGGGCCATTTGCCAATCTTTCTAGCTGCTCACCGAGTAGCGGTAAGAATCCTTTAGCTACTGCTTCTCTGAGCTCATCTAGCTTGGGCTTAAGTCTTACTAGTAGTTGAGCAAACTCTTTTTGACTCTTTGTTAGGCCAGCGTACGGATCAACGCCGGCAGTGGCCATCAGGCCTTCTTTGCCCTTAGAGAGTTCGTCGTTAAGGTCTTTGCTACGCTCTTTAGCCTGACGGTAGTTTAGCTCGGCTTCCTCAAGAGCAAGCTCTGCCTCTCGACGTGCCATATTGTTTGGCGGCAGGTCTTGCATTCTAAGAAGGTTATTGCGTGCTTTTTCAAGCTCGAGGCCGGCACGCTTTTCGCTCATAGCAGCGGACTCAGCGCTACGTCTAAGCTCTTTAAACTGCTTATTTACTTCAGCTAAAGTTTGTCCCATACCAGACTGAGCGCTGGTTGCCCTACCTACAGCAGCACTGATTCCTTTTAAGGCAAAGGATGCCGCAAACATACCTATTCGGAGGCTGACAAAAGCACCCACTAGTCCCACAATAGATACCGAAGCTGCAGCACCAGCTCCGACTAGGGAGAACAATCCGCTAACTACGGCAGCAATTCCACCTACAACGCTAGAAATAGCCGTTCCCAGTGTGTATCCAGTTCGTACTAACGACTGAAACCTTCGTCTAGCACCTTCTGCAGCCGGTGCCATGTTATTCAGGCCTTCAGTTATTCTAGAAAATATGTTTCCATTTACATTAGAGTTGAATCCTCTAGAAAAAGCAGCTCCTAGGCTTTCACCGCTTCTTCGAGCAGAGCCACCCTCACCGGAAAGACCTCGGAACGCGCGCTGGATGTCTCGGTTAACACCGGTAGTAATAGCGCGTACGAGTATGTGCGCTTCGCCTACTACTGCCACGGTGTCACCTCTTTAACTTATCCGAGTGGTGCGTCTAAGACTGATCCAAACGGATTAGCCGATTCTGGGTTGAACTTTGTTGGTGCAACGTATGGCTTACGTGCATCAACGGGGCTTGGGTCAAACTCATCCACTCCTCCAGCAGGAACATATGTTCTGCCTCCATAAGTGGTGCCTGCACTACTGTCAGAGCCATACTTATACTCTTTGCCGTAAAGCCGGTAAAAGTTTGTCCTAAACTTGCTCTGGGCTTGAACCTCTTCTGCTGTGGAATATCTCATGTCGTCCTCAAACATGAAATGAATGATGTCCAGCATTTCAGCTGCATCCATGTCTTGTAGCCTGAGGCCATTAAAGAGAGCTTTACCATTTACATAAGGCCAGAGATCAATCGCCCAACTTAGGAGACCTCTGGCTGCGCTTCCGGGCGTCCAGAGTACTCCTCTAGTAGCCAACCGACAATCTCTCCTAGAGTTTCGGTTGTTACAATTCTGTCTTTGTCAAGAGTAAGAGCATTAAAACGCTCTAGGCTCTCGTCAGTCAATGCTTGATTGAAAAAGTTATCAATTGTTTCAGCGGCAACCGCTGGGTTTTCGCTCGCAGAGTCTTTAACTAGGGATAACATAACTCGACCCTGTAGACTTGGAACGCAGAAGAACTCTTCTTCGTAAAGTTTAAACGAGATAGCTTCAGTATTTTCTGGAGATTTTCCAGCACCAAAATCTTTAAATTTTGCCATTTTTATATCTTCTTTCTTTCTTTTTTTCTTTAGTCATTTATAAGCAACATAGCTTACTGTTACTATTTTACCCTATTGTTTGTAGGCTTATCGGAACGCAAAGTGGCGAAGCTGCGCTGAAAGGTATGGATTAGGTCTAGTGCCTGGATGCATTACTGGCCCCGGAGTAACTACAAGTCTCCCTTTACTCGAAAATCTAAGTACTTTTCCTCCAGCTTTAGGAGAGATTAAATGAGGACGAGTACCCTGGTGGTGCATATATGCGTAGTTGACTTGAGACCCAATCCAAAGATATTGACCGGTAGCATTTCCAGTATGCCGCATGTGAATAGAGGCCCTAAGCCTGCCGGTTTTTACACCAACCATGCGCTTAGCACCCTTTACAGCTTTGTTACCCCGAATTTCTAGTGTCTTCCATAGACCACCAGAGCTAGTGTTAAGTTCTTTGTGGAGCGCAGCTTTGTAGATTACTACACCACCCACTGCAAAAGTAAAAGCAGTCCCCGGAGAGCCGACAGCCCCTTTGCCATACTTTCTTACGTGATTATTAAATTTGTTGGCGTAATAAATCCAGGGACTGTCTGGTATGAAGCCGCCTAGTGGCATTTTATGGAACCGCCAAAGTTAAGTTCATGTTTACTGTCTGAAAACCACCCTCGGGAGGAGTTATATCTACAGTTGCAATAACACCAACACCATAACCACTGCCGTCCCACATATCAAAAAGTCTTACGGCATCCATAAGAACCCAGGCATCAATCGCTGATACAGCAGAAGCTTCTTGTATTTTTTCAGGAGATGGCGGACGACCGTTTGGTCCAACTATAGGCACGGCTCTGGCGATAGATATAGTGACAACAGCGCTTCTAGGTACGTTACATCTCTGCGGAGAGCTTGCTTCATCTCCAGGTGCACCTAAGTACATTTGAATAAACGAAACTACAACTTGTTCGCAGTCAATCGCAGGCTGTCCGATAGTCCAGTATCGACGGTTCGGTAGGTTAACGTTGTATGACTGGAACACAGTCTCCACACGCTCAACTATGCCGTCCATCATGTCTCTGAGGTTTGTTGCATCCTCTAAGACACCGGAACCATCGATATAGGTCATTAGATTACTCCTCTACTGGAGCAGACTCTTCTACTACTGGAGCCTCTACAACAGTTTCTTCTACTACAGGTGCTTCAACCTTAGGAGCCTTTGCTCTAGGAGCTGGAGCTGCCTTCTTAACATTAGCGCCAGGCATATCTGCGGCGGTAAAGTTTGTCATCATCTGTGCCATTATTTGCTCTTTCTTACTCAGTTGGATACATCTTGATCTGAAGGTTTCCAGACGCAAGTTCTATTATATTTGGGACATTGCTTATTGTTTTAGTTGCGTATAGGGTCCAGGTTCCAGGATCTACCATCCCAAGAGCCCTAAGCGCTTTGTCGTATGGGACTGTAAACGTTATTGTCTGAGCTCCAGAATTCAAACTAAAATCTGAATTATCTAAGTCAACTGCTCTGGATCCAGAGTAGCTTCTTAGTGTTATCACAGGGGTCCATCCAGTGTCCGGGAAGAAGTTGTCAAGGTCAACAGCTGTGAGACCAACGGAAGACCAAGTAGCTGGTTCACCTTTTACTAAAGTCAAGTCATACTGGGCGCTTGGTGTCATAACAACAGTTTTCGGTGTGTACCTTCTTGCACGTGGTGTGTCGACAGAGAATACCTTGGACTTGCGGCGAGCGTTGTCTGGGTTAGCAACCTTAAGGAATAAGTCAATTTCGTATAGCCCTGTGCGGAGCTCGTCAATAAACTCTTGGTTGTCGAGGATTGTGTAAGAAACGCCCTGGCGTGATACAGAGGTTACACGCTGAGGAAGCTCACAAGCCTCATCGCCTGACCAAAGTCTGGCAAACTCGATAGCAAGTTTACGGGCAGCCATCTTTCCAGCAATTGGCACAGGAGTTCCGTAGGAGTATGTAACCTCGGTGTTACATGGGGTCCAAGGGGTTCCGGCCTTGATGTGAATGGTTGAGTGGTCTACAAGGTAGTAGCTTGACGGATCTAAAATGTCCCCAAGCCTGTTTCTTATAGCGTGAATTTTAGTTACTGGACGACCACGAAGTTTGATTCGTGAGTCAGGGGACATGCCGTCAGAAGTCAGCTCTGAATACTCATCGTAGTCGCCAGAGGGAATATTGTAAACGTCTCCACCAAAAAGAACTGGAGAGTTGGTCTTAGTTGATGGGCCCATACGGTTATTGCGTAGGGTACAGGTATAACGCTCGGTTACAGTAGTTTCGCCAGTATACTTACGGCCTGACATTGCCCAAAGCAGGTATGACGCGGTCTTAGCAGCCTCTAACGTATACTCAGTATACGAATAGTCGCCCATCTCTTCGGGCTGAATCCACAAGTTGTTGGTCATCTTTACCTCTTAGATAAGTTTAACGGGCGGTAGCCTAAGCTAGTTGCTCAAGCTACCACCCGTCTTTAAACTATTTAGTTCTCGTTCGAAGCGATGATGTTGTCGATCGCTACGTCAGCGTTGTAGTTGACGTTACCTGGAACGTTGAAGGTGTTTCCACCAGTACCAATTTGAGCGGTAGTAGTTGGAGTAGGTGCTGGGTAGGTCTCGGTGACACTGTCAGATACAGTTACACGAGCTCCAGAACCGACTACACCAGTAGTATCTGCGGTGACGGCAGCGTTCACAAAGCTAACCGATGATCCAGAGATGCTTGCAACTGTCCAAGTACCGTTGAATAGAGTACCTAGGTTCTGAACGTAAATCTCATCTCCAACTGCGATACCAGGGGCAGCGCTGAAGGTAATGGTTGACTTAGTGTCAGTTACTGTTGTAGCTGCTGAATCAATAGTGATCGCTGTAGGCTGCTTAGCTGTAGCTGAAGTGAATACAACAGGTCCAGTTCCATCAGTCCAGCTGTAGAAGCCGTTTAGACCAGTAGGTGCCCACTCAGAACGTGCATAAGCGTATGGACGCTCTGCAGCAACTGGGAACTCCCAACGGCCGTCAATGCCTGCCTGGAATGAAGAGTTTCCTAGACCGTAACCTTCGAAGGTGTTAGCTAGTAGACCGTTTTCGATGACGCGGTCACCAGACTGACGCATCTTCACGTATGGGAAGATCCAGTGGAAGTAAGGAAGAACGCCTGCGCGCTTTCCGTCCTTAACTGCGTGAGACCAAGCTTCGATGGCAACACCGTTACCAGCAGGGTCGTCACCAACACCAGGAGCAGCCCAACCAATTGACTTGTGGTTAGGAGATCCAGCGCTTCCTAGATCCTTGCGAAGAAGTAGACCACCAGAGATCAGAGCGGATAGCTCTGGGTCTGGCTCACAAATAGCAAGTTCCATGGTGATACGCTTTAGGGTGTCTGGAGCCTTGTAGGTTACGCAAACAACGCCATTAGCGCCTTTTTCGGTGATCTCGTCGCCTTCTTCGTACTCAGGTGTAAACGAGATACGCATGAAAGCAGAGGTTGTGTAACTGTCAGCTGGACCAGTTAGTAGGTTGCCGGCAGAATCTAGGCGGGTGACACGGATTGACACACCCTGAATGCTGGCAGCATATTCTTGAGTAGCCATTTAGCTATTCTCCTTATGTTTCTTAGGCTGTTAGATCGACTCGAACAGCGAGGTGGATGGATGTGTCAAAGTAAACCGCAGCTGGGCGGATTGCCTTGAGACGCATGTCATTTTGATTTCCCGACACATCATATGCTTGCGCTAGATTGTCGTTTACTACATCGACATCGCCCACGTAAGTGCGAACGGTGCCGGTGGCGTAAATCCATTTGTTGGTGGCTGACGCGCTTGCGCCAGTTGCACCGTCTGGTCCAGTACCTGTGTAACCAGAACCAACGATAACTGGAGTGCCACCCATAGTCTGCAGGTGGTCTACTTCAGTCTCGTGGAAAATCATGTTTGAGTTACTAGAAAGCAGTGCTGCAACGTCACGAGTTACGTGAATCACTCCCTGCTCACCGCCGTCTGAAGCCTGACCGATTGAGTACTCTAAAAGAGCAAGTGCACGGCGAGGTGAAAGTGCGGTTCCGCCATTAAGAATAGTGGCAGATGCATCCGAAAGAGCTAAGTTTGCGTGGCTCTCTCCCTTGCGGACAGCACCATCCCAAAGCTCTACTTCCATAGCGTGCTGGGTGACGCCTTCGATCTGTCTCTTTAGACGCTCGATACGGTCAAGGCCGTTAAATCCTAGAGTTGAGCGGAGCTCTTCTGCTTCAATGAAGAAAGGCTTGATCTCTGTGTAGTAAGTTGGTGTTCCAGCAGCTACTACTTCACCATCGGAAGAGTCAGAGTCGTCCCAGTTAGTTGCTGAATAAAGTGTTGTTTCCCATTCCTGGGAGAATCCTCGGATCCACTGATCCTCATTAGGACCATTTTCTGGCTTAACTACGGCGAGTAGGCCAAAAGCCGATGGCACAATCTTCGGTGCTGTTACAACACCAGTCTTTGTGAAAGCCATTTAAAATCCTTTAAGTTAAGTCTTATATTTTTCTGTATTGGGGGAGGCCATTGCTGACCTCCCCCGCTACGAGATTTGCTATCGGGGTTTAGACCTCGATTGCAGCTGCGGTTGCGCCACCAGTGGTGTCGCGTAGAGCAGCAGCCACACCGTTAACGTTAACGGTCTGGGTGACAACAAGTGCCTCGATACCAACCTTTGCAACACCTTCGAAGGTCTCAACGAACATCTTGTAGTCGTTGGTTCCAACAAGGGAGCTGTCGCGGATGATACCTAGGTCTAGTGAACCACCGTCAAGGAACAAGAATGTTCCCTCAGCGAATAGGTACCACTTGAAGCTGTCTGGGAACTCTAGAAGTGCAGCAGTACCCTGAGAACCGTAAACGGTCATGTCAGGTGATGCAACTAGGTTCACGTTTAGCTGTGCTAGGTAGCCCTCGATCTCGCCACGGCCAACAGACAGAGTACCGTCTCCTGGCATAGCTAGAGCTAGGTCAGCTGCCATTGCGTCGTAGATCCAGTCAGGAACAATTGCGGTCAGAGTAGTGCTCTGAGCAATGCGGTGACGGGAACGGTAAGCAACAGCTGCCTTGCGGACTGACACTAGGAAGTCGCGACCAAAACCGATTAGGGTTCCAGAAGTAACAGCGGTAGAGCCGGCCTCAATCTTGCTAATTACGTACTGCTCAGCCTCACGTGCGTGCTGTACTAGAGCTAGCTCGTTGTGGCGAGCAATCAACTCTGGGTAAGCGCGAGTCATAAGGTTACCGAACTGTAGCTGTAGGGTTACAGCGTCAGTGGTAGCAGTAAGCTCTGCAGCAGCTGAAACAGTTAGGCTTGCCTTTACAGCAGCCTCTGGGTCAGCGTCTACAGCAGCAGTCCAAACGCCAACAGCGTCAGCATATGAACCAGCAGCAAAGCTTGGTGGGGTTACGTAACGGATACCACCGCGGTCTGCCTGGAAACGTGGCAATGAGTCACGTACTGGGCGGTTAGTGGTAGAACCGATTGCGTAGATGTCGTACTTGACCTCTAGAGGCGCTGCGTGTCCACCAGAAGCAACAAGTGCCTGGCTTGAAACAGCGTTGATCTTGATCGAGTTAGACTCTGCATCGGTTGAGAGGACGCGCTCCTCTGGGAACGAGGTGGTTACAGATGCAACAATGTGCTGCTCTCCGTCTCCTCCGTTGACACGACGAAGCGAGTGGATGCGCTTCTCCATAGCCTGGGCTACCTCGTACATGTCGTTGATTGTGCTGCCAGCGGTGTAGCCAGGAATATCTGCGCCAGCGGTGATTGCCACTGGAGCTTCGGTTACCTGAACAACAGGCTGACGGTCAGCTGGGGCCTCGAAAGGCTGTTCGGCTGCGGCGGTCACTGGGGCCTGCTCTTCCTGCTCTTCTACAAGAGCGATTGATGATTCGATATTTTCTTCAGTTGAAGCTTCAGAACCTTCAGCAACTTCAGTTGCTAGTTCTGCAGTTTCTACTGCGGTTTCTTCGGTTGTTGATAGTTCAGAACCGTCTTCCTGATTGGTTGATGCTTCAGCAACAACTTCTTCTGAAGTTGCAATTTCTGCAACTTCTTCTGAAGAAGCTTCTGCTTCGACTGGGCTTTCGGTAACAAGCTCGGGAGCGTCCTCAGAAATTTCAGCTGAAGCCTTCATGGCCTCATCCTCATCTTCTTTGTCTTCTTCTTTTGCCTCTACCTCGACTTCGGCCTCTGGTTCAGAAGCTGGTGCTTCCTCCATAGGGGCGTCCTCCATAGGAGTTTCGTCCTCCATAGGCTCGTCTTCGGTCATAGCCATTTCCTCTCCTGCGTCGTCAGCCTGGCCCTTAACACGAGCAACGGCTTCAGCGGCCTTTGCTGCAAGCTCTGCAGCCAATGACTCACGGCGAGAAAGCTCGCCACGAATCATGTCAAGAGAATCGGCTAGCGACGTCATAGCATCAACTGTCTCAGGAGTAGGATCTTCACCCTCAACCAGTTCAAACTGCGAAACAACATCTGACTGAAGCTCTGCGACTTGTTCGTCGCTAAGCTCAGCGATGGTGTCCAGCTGAGTTTTAATTTGGTCGTACACTGTACCTCCTAGGCCAGTTAGTTTTGGACGTCAGTTTAGCGTCCGTGATCATAGTCAAGGTTGAGGGACTCTTCGCATAAAGCGTGAGGCGCTCGACCCACCACTAATTTTACCTTACTTTTTAGGTAAGGAGTCGGAGTAGCTTGCTCATCTCAGACTGAATTTCACCCTGGGAGTAGACATCTGCTCCAGACATATAGGACTGCAGGCCTTTAGTGGCGACGGCCGCGTCTTCTTTACCGATTTTGGCCTCGACCCGAGTAATCATCTTTTCGATGAGATCCTTGAGTCCAGACGGTAAATCGCTAAATCTTAATTTTGATGATTCCTTGCCAAAAGGCAGGGGCAGGTTGGCAATAGTCTTGCCTAGCTCTGCGGCAGTTAGTCGAACGTTCTCCAAGGCCTCTGGGTTTAGCGCCTTAGTGTCCAATCTGTCAATCATGTCCAAAAGCTCTGAGCTGGCAGCAGCCGACTTGGTGTAGTTACCGGAAAACTCTAGGTTTTCGGCTTCTTGAACCTTAAGTAGTGCCTTCTGTAGACCGGCTACTCCTAGGTTCTGCTTTAATCTAGCCAAGACCTTGCGGTACTTACCTTTAGCATCGCGAGGCTGAGTCTTTGGCGTAAATTTTGTGCGGCCATCCTCATCAAACTTATCTTCTGCAGTAGTCTTTCCAGTGCGGACGTCTTCTGCCTGCTGAATTTCTTCTTCGGTCTGCTTGTCAGCTTCTGTTTTAGCGTCCTTAAGCTTTTCTAGGTCAGCGTCAGTGATCTCGTCGACTTCAGCAAACTCAGTAAGCTTTGCGTTGACAGCTGCAATAACTGAGCGCATCTTTTCTGCGGAGCTCTGCACATCTACAATGGCAGCAGCCTTCCAGTTTTCTGGAACTAGGTCAGTTTTACCTAAAGCTTCTGCGCGCTTGCGAATGTGAGCTCTAACCGCTTTGCGATCTTCTGGATTTGATCTTCCGTAAGCCTGTATTGCATTCTTTAGATCTTCTACGTTGCGAATCGGGTATGAGCCATCTGGAAGTGCTTTGCCAGATACTGCAAGATGTTTACGCTGCAATTCGCTAATCTTTGAAAGCTCGGCTGCAGCAGCAGCAATAAGTGCCCGCTCACGCATGGTCTCAACCTTTTTAGCCGCAGCGGTTATTGCATAAGTCTTGGCTTCTTTTTTGGCTTTCTTAACTCTAGACTTTAAGTCTGGAGTTGAAGCAGCTAGCTGAGATAGACGCTCTGCTCTAGTTACAAAGTGCTCTACGTGCTCGCTCTTCATAATTGCAAAGAAGCTAGCGCCAGCAGCAACCAAAGCCATAACCTTGCCAGATGCAACAAGTGCACGAGCAATAGGGAATCCTGGGACGTTAACTTGGCAAACTGCAACTAGCTCAAGTGAGCCGTTGATTGGTCTCCAGTCGCCTGAAGGAGCAGAAGCGCGTAGTGCACGAATCTGCATTTCGGTTGCGCCTGGGCGTAGTGAACCGCATACGTAGATTCCGTACTCGTCTTCTCCGGCGCAAACGTCAGCAATTGCTGAAGCGGTGTCGTCGTAGTGCTTAGCAGCCTGAGATGCGCTAGCAGTTAAATCTGCGTGGCCGCCTGCAAGAGTTAGCTGTCCGACTGGAATATCCTTACCAGCGTCTGTGCGAACAACACCAGTGTGGAAGTAGGAGTACTTGCTCTTAGAGCGAGGTGGACGAGTCGAGCGAGGCATACCAATGTGGTTTACGTGCCATGCTGCAATGTGACCATAAATGCGACCGCTTGGGTCTACAGTTAGAGGGGTTGGCTTAGTTAGATTAGGGTTTTCGAACCAGTCCTGTGGTGGAACTACAGGAATCTCTGAATCTAAAAATCCTGAGGCAACTAGCGGCACGACGGTAGAGTCAATTGTCTCCTCATAGAGACCGTCGGTTAGGGGCATGTTTTCTTCCTCCTGGTAGCCTGATTCGTCAATAGAAATAGTGCATTCCTGGAATGCAGGCTTTGCTACAATTGTAGCAGCCATTACGCGTGCCCTATTGACCGTGAGTTTGTCTTTGCCGATCTCTCCCTCGTCTTCTAGTTCCGCAGAACCTTCAGGCTTAGGCTTCTTATCTTCTTTAGCCTCAAACTGATCTAGGTCGGCGGAGACTCCACGTAGGAATCCATTCCTAACTAGACGTTCAGCTTCTTTTCCGTAAGCTCCAGTGTCAAAAACTCCATAGGCGTTGCCTAATCCGTTCTCGGTTCTCTCTATGTAGTCAATCCGACCAACAACTACAGATCCGGCGTGACCTTCTCCAGTCTTAATTTGCCATAGCAAAGGTAGCGGAAGTTCTCTAAGTGTTATTGAGTCCTTCTTGAACTTTCTTCCATCGCCAGACTCTAGCTCCTCTGGTATCAAAAGAGGGATAGTAAACCTAGCGCCAGAGTCCATCATTGGAGTTGCTCCTGCAGTTACAGCAAATCTTTCTTTAGCGTGCGCGGCCCTAGCTACAAGCTCAGAGTGGGCTATAACTTTCTGGTTAAAATCTTCTAAGGACGAAAACATCTGGGATTCCATAGAGTTTTCTCTTCCGGGGTTTAGCCTACTGCCTGTATATACTCCCGTGGCATCCTTATGTCTGAGCTGGCAGTAACCCTTAGCTCTAGGTCCCATGTACTTAGAAAGCTGACGAACACATCTAGTCCAGTCCCCCGGGGTTCCCCAACGGATCTTGGCTGCACCCTTACCTGAAGTCCAGTAACGGCGAAGCTCTTCCGCGTTTCCTCGGTTACGGTCTAAACCGCCAGCTGCAACAAAAGCATCAAAGATAGCATTAATATTTTTTAATGTAGAAAACTCTTCTATGCCCTTTGTTGGGGCTTTTTCGGTTTCAGACATTTGAGTAAGCACATCATTTAGAGACTCTTTGTCTAGCTCAATAACAGGCGGCTTTGTTGAAGAGCGGAGGTCAGCCATGGTCTGATCGTCGCGGACCCACTTGTCACCATCTCTAGTGTAGGCAATAGGCTCGGTAGAGGTAGCACTGGCTGGAACCAGTGCAACTAGATCTACTACGTCCTGAGGATTTTCCTCTGTAACTATTGCTAGGTATTTAGGTGGAACATCTGAGGTAGCTGGAGTTAGCGTCTTTTCTGTTTCCGCTGCGGCAACAATAGAGTTTTCTCCTGCAAACTTTTCAAGTCCCCAGGTCTTTTTTACTCGTTCTTTGTCTGCTGCGTCTGCTGGCTTGTAGGAACTGCGCATGTCAGATACGTACTTAGGCCAGTTGTAAAGCATGTTGTCAATGTCTCTACTGGACATCGGAGGTAGCGTTCCAGGAAGGTGAGCATTAGGCATGTTAATTGGAGTTCTAGATTCTCCAATAATTCCAGAAAGGTCTAATGGGGCTACGGTCTTAGGTACGGCTCTAGGGCCAACAAAGCCTTTTTCGCCTTCGGTGTACTTAGCGTCTACTTCAATTTCTTTTCCGCTGTCAAGTCGAACGGAAACCATTCCGGTCTTGCTGTCTACTTTTGTAATAACACCTGACCCGCGCTGGGCGTCGCCACCAACAATAACCCTAGAACCTGCAGCAGCAAATTGACCGCGTGCATCTCTAGGTTGGTTTTCTGCTTTTTCAGATAAGAAATCAGAGTCTAGTACTCCGTCACCATCTTTATCTGCCTGGGATGTCGTTGGGTCAGCTGTACCGGCTGCAACAATTACTTGGTCTATAAAGTCCCAGTCTTCATCCTGAAGCCCTGACATAGTAAGAGCTGCTTCATCCTGGTCAAGCTCATACATAGTTACTTTGCAACCAGGATCTACAGCCATGCGTGCTGCTATTTGCAGAGCCGACTGAGGGTCGATAATTACGTGAGTTTTTTCCTGAGTATCGTAAACATCATCTAGCATACGATCGTATGTCCACACATCACCATCGACATGTCCCATGTTGTCCCAGTTAGAGTCGTCCCACACGTAAATCGATCCGTCGATGTCAACCATGTATAGGCGATCCATTCCGGAACCGTCTAAGCAGACTCTGACTAAAAATTCAGGTCCGTAGTGCATGTCAAGATCGTTAGCGTATTTAAATGGATTTATATCTTCCGAGCTTGTTTCGAAGTTTGTCTGCCCTGGGTAGTAGCCCCCTGAAGTTACAGGCTTTTTGTTTTCACGCTCTACAATTGTGCGTGCCCAGCGCCATGCTGCATCTCCACCCCAGAGTGCCCACGCGATGCGTCCGTTAGATGGATAGTTTTCTTGGCCAGGCTTCCAGCCCTTGCCTTTTTTGTCTACCTCATGACGAGGGAAGTATTTTGCAATGTGGCGAATCTTACGAATGCCAATCTGACCGCCTTTTGCAAGAGTGCGAGCAGTGTTAAGACCTACAGGAGTTCCCCCACGGTTCTCTTCTTTGCGCCACTCTAAAGCTTTCTTAGCTTCAGCCTGTACAGTTTTCGGAATTGTGTACATTCTGTCGGCGGCAGCAACAATAGCTTTTTCTTCAAGAGCGCTCAAGGCTTTTTCAGCTAATAGAATTTCAGCTTTAGCCCCCGGATCAGTCGGAAGATCCCAGCTCTCAAGGAAGTAAACGTCAGAAGCAGCACCACTAGCAACAACTGCTCCGATGGAGGAGTCAATAATCACTCCATGCTCGTTATTAGCATAGAGAGACAAGCTGCCAGAGCGGCCAATTAGGTTATTCATTCAAATCCTATAGATTGTAGACCCTAGGTCAATATTACCCGTTATTTTTATAAGTGATTTATTCAGCGGGCTTTATGTCTTTTATGACAACGCCATTTTCGTCAACGAACTCGCTGTCGTCTTCGTACTCTGGCACAGGGTTCCCTATGATCTTTGCTAAAAGTGCCCAGTATTCTGGATCATTTTCAGTGTAACCACCTAGGATGTCTGGTTTCTTTTCACTCATCTGAGTCTCCATCTTTTTTAGTAACTGTAGATTTGTAGCCTTCTATTGGACTCCAGTCTCCTAGATCCATGCCTAGTATGTAGTCTACTACCTTCTGGGCTTCTGAGGAGGATAGGGTAACCATGTTAGGGTCATCCTTTAGGGCTGCAAGCCAGCTCTTTACGTAAGCTGCAGTGTTATCAAAGTCGCTATTGACTCCAAACATGCTCGCCAAAATAGCAGCTGCTATCTCAGCTATGAGCTCCTCTTGGCCGCGAGCGGCGCTATCAGATCCATACTTGCTGGTAAGTTCTGTCCTATCTAGGCGATCCTTGTGTCCCGTGCTGTGGGCTAGCTCGTGGGCAATAGTGTCAAACATGTCTTCTGGACTGTTGAACTGCTCCTTGGTTGGAAGTGTAATTCTATCTAGAGAAGGACTCCAGTTTGGAGAAGAAGCGTGGTTCCCGTACTCTCCAATGTAGGTGTACTCAACTTCTGGTGTCTTTAGACCTTTAGCTTCCATAGACTTTTTGTAGCGCTCTAAAATAAATTCTTGAGCCTCTAGAGGAGTCTTTGGTTCTCCTGCCTCTTCTTTAGCAGTAGGAAGAGTAATGCCATCAATCTGAGAGACGTTAAAGACTGTTCCGGTTCCAAATCTTATAAAGCTACCGGTAACTACTTCTTGTCCAGTTGCAGAATCTTTCTCTTTGCGAACCTGCTTGAAAGGTATAAGAATTGGAACACCCTTCTCGCCTTTTCTAACGTTTCCACCGAGATCCTGAGCTTGCTTGTATGTCATCCAACGAGGGTCGTCATATCCAGAAAGCTGCTGGTTTAGTCTTAGAACCATCGCGTTTATGCCATTGTAGATATGCTTTGATGCTGGGTTTCTAGGTAAGTCTGCTCCTGCAAAGTTTGATCCTTCTTTAAACGGTTTACGCCAAGGAGTCTTACCTTCTTTAATTTTTTCTAACAGGCTAGACAGAACTTTTTCTTTGGCGTCTTTGCTGTTTGATATTGACTTACCCTGGTCGACTGACTCCTCTCCTACTGCCTGATCAAAGCCAGCTAACTGGGCATCAACAAAGTCAGGAGTTGGGTCTGGGTTTAAGCTTGAAGCTTTTGGAGTAGTGACATCTAATCTTTCAGACTGTATGGTTGGGAAGACCTTAGTCTTTAGTGGGTCCCACTGAGGCAAAACATCATTCCCCAGTAAGTACTCAACCGCAACCTGTGCTCTAGACACTGCAGCGGTTACAGCGTTGTTGCGATCTTGCTCTTTAACATTTTTTAAGTGGTTAAGTAAGTATGCTGTAGAGTTTTTAGAATCAGAACCTATTCCAAACATTCGACTTAAAATCATGGCACCTAGCTCTGCAGTAAGCTCTTCCTCCGCCCTACTTGAGTCATCACCTTCAAAAGCTTTATCTAGTTCTTTTCTATCAAGTCGGTTAAGTTTACCCGTAGAGTGGATAAGTTCGTGAGCTAGAGTGTTAAACCACTCTTCGTCATCCTCAAAATTTGCTCTAAGCGGTAGTCGTATTTTTTCAGGCTGAAAAGAACCGTAGTTTGGCATCCATCGAGGATTTTGATCTTCATCAAGCTGAATCCCAAATACATTTGGTTGTCCGGTGTCTCTGATCTCAGAGGCTTCGCGTAGGCGGTCTAAAAGAATATTCGCAGCTTCTTCTGGAGTATATGATTTGTTGTCATCTTGGTTATATGACGGGATTCCATCGACCTGGTCGCCATTAAAAACAGTAACCTTCATAAACTCATACAGCTCTACAACTTTGCCTTTGACATCAGTAACCAAAACCTGAGGGACTAGGATTTGTGTACCTTTGGTACCGCTAGGAACTGACCCACCCATATTTAGTATTTGCTGAGCGGTCATCCAACGAGGGTCGCTAAATCCGTTCTTAGCCGCTGCCTCTTCTAAAGCAAACACGTTGGGACCTTTGTAGTAGGCTCCAGTACCAGGGTTTACTGGTATAGGCCTAGTAGCGTTGCGGTCCCATTTTCTTCGCCAAAATGCGAATTTTTTAACATTATCAAAAGCGTCATATAGTTCAGAAAGAACTGAAATTGAAGCAGCTAGGTTGGTTTTAGTGACCTGTGTAGTTTTTTCTTGTAGCTGCTCGTCATCTAGCTTGAGTGGGTTAGCTTTAGATCCTGGCTCGCCCACTGCTACCGCAGGACGTACAGAGTTGCTTGGCGCTGGCTCAGGGCGATACTTAGCTAGAACCTTGTTAATTCTGTCAATAGCCGCGGCATCTTGATCTAGACCAACACCACTGTCAGCCCCCTCGCTGGGGGCTACGCTTTTGGGGCAGAGTCTCCAAGAAGGTTTTCTAGTCGATCTACGTATTCTAGGATTCCCCTAGCTACGTCTTCTCCGTCGCCTCTACGGGTTCCTCGGAACCACTCAGCTATGTCGTTCAGCTTAGAGATTAGCGCCTGAGGGTTGTCAGCATAAGTCGAGAAGATTTGTCCACTCAAAAACTCATCTAATTCTGATGGCAAAAGCTCGTTATTATTAGACTCTAAGTTTTCTGCTGCCCAGCGAGCCGCGTCTTCTTGGTTGTCAAAACTTCTTTGCTCGTTTTGGCTGTCGTTTTCGGGAGAGGTTAAGGTTGCAACCCAAGTTTCCTCTTCTTCATCTTCGTCTAGAGCAACTCGTGCTTCCCAGCCGCCGCCTCTGTTGTCTCCAACATTGCTGTTTCCTGGCTCATTTAGCTGGTCAAAAGCGATACCTTCTGAGGGGTAGTAGAACTCAACAAGATCGTTAGCTCTTCTAGAAGTGCGATCAAACTCTAATTCGCTTCCGATATCATCGCTGTCGCGCTTAGCGGACTCAACTGGGCCAAGCCTAGACTGGATGCTGCTGAGTAGTTTTTCAGCAAACTGCTCTAGCTTCTGTCTTAAGCTGCCCTCTCCAACATTGCCGATAGCATCGTCTAACTCGACATACATGCTAGCCGCATCTCCGATGTCTTCAGGGTCAAAATCCTTAAGAGAGTCTGTTGGCAAGAAGGTGCTACCAATTTCACCAGCGTCTTCAGCCGCTTTTATCTCGTCTAGTAGGTTCGAAGCTTCGTCCCTGTCATAGAGAGGTCCTGAAGCCGGAGCTGAAGGAGCAGCCTGATCTAGTCCAGGAGTGTTTCCGGCCTCGACATCAGCTATAGCTTTGTCTAATACAGAGAAGGAGTCTTCATTTCTAACGTCAGCTCTTAGTCTCTTAAGTGCCTCAAGATCTCCATCTTCAACTAAAGACTTGATGTAGTTGTCGAGACCTCCAGGAACGTTTGGCATCTCCTTGAGCTGGCTTATGATGCTTGAGACATCAGCCTTAGACAAGCTGTCAAGATCTTTTAAAATCTCGTTTCTGTCTTCTTCGGAAAGTCCCTTAGCGTAGACGTCGCGATTAACCGAGTCAATCATCTTTTGAGAAGGCTTGCCGTACTGACCAAGATTTTCTTTGTCATCTAGAACACGGAGCTTGCCAATAAGAGCACCGGCCTGAGCCTTGCTTAGGTTCTTGTTAGTAGCTGCTTCAGCAACAGCGGCGGCAGTGTCAGCGTCTACATTCATCTTGGATTCAACAAGACTCTGTAGGTAGTTGTACTGAGCGTCAGAAGCTGGCTCTAGCTGCTTTTCGGTGAGAGGCTTGGTTGGAGCGTCTTGGTCTAATCCCTCATCCTCTTCGTTTTCTTCGTCAAATAGTGAAGCTCTATCTCTTTCCTCATCGCGGAAACTCTGCGAGTTCCATGCTTCTAGAACATCGTTGTACGCTTCGTTGAACTCTCCGGTCTCCCAAAGATAATCGTAGTAGCGTCTACGGGCAGCCCACTGGAACTGCTCCAAGCCCTGCTCTAGCTCATCCCGCTGGGACTCTGCCTCTTCCGGAGTTATCTCTCCGTCTTCTTCTTTTGCATTTATTTCGTCAAATAGGCGCTCGTGATCGCTACGGGCGCGCTCAATAGCGTCTTCAATTTCTTGCTTAATGTCATCATCAGCACCTACTGCTGAGTCAGGCATAGTGGGGTCAATCTTGGAGTTAACATCTTGGTCAAGGCCAGCTGCGTCAGCGTTATCTGGCTTACGACGTAGCTTGTTTGTCAAGGCCTCGATGCCAGGGCGGTCTAGTCCTGCCTCAAGCTGACTGAGGATGTCGTCTAGCTCTTCTGGAGAAATCTGCTTTGTAGTCAGGTAGCCCTGTAGAGAGTTCAACATTCTGTCGGTTGGCTTAGTGGAGTCTACTCCTGGCTTGAACGGCTTCTTCTGAAGATCGCCAAATAGGGCAGAAATCTGAGACTTAGAAAGGTTGCGGTTGTCTAGAGCATCTTTGATGGCGTCAGAAGTTAGAGAATCAATCTCGTCGCGCTCGTCAAAAAGTTCCTGCAGTAGGTCATACTGCTTAGAGGTAGCTGGCTCGAGCTGCTTTGGAGATAGCCCGCCATTTTCTTTCTTAAACGCAGCTAATTTAGAGTCGTCTACTTTTTTCTGTAGCCAAGCAGCAGCTTTATCTTCTGCTTTAAACTTTCTGGTGGAGACTTCTCCCTCAGCGTCTGTGAAGGAGCCTTCCCAGGTGCCGGAGCCGTCGGACTTTATAGATCCAGTAGATCCATCTGGTCCTTTGTAGGAAGCATTTCCGCCTTCTGTGGCCTCGATCTCTCCTGATCCAGGAGCCTGCTCAAAGTACTTTGAGTTGAGCTCATCGTAAACATCACGGACTTCGTCGTGAGCATCCTTGTACTTAGGGTTCTGCAGGAAGCTAGCCATCTCATCTAGGTCTTGACGTTCTAATACACCTTCCGCAACCTGAGAGTTGTCAAACCCTTTACCAAATCCGTTAGCTACCCACTCGAAGGCTTCCTCGGGGCTGTTGAAGTCTTGCTCAAGTTCAAGGGTATCCTGGCCACTGCCATCCCTATCTCCATAGAAGATAGTTGCTACCCATTTACCTGGAGCATATTCAGACAGGTTAACTACTGCCGAACCAAAGTCGTAGAAGTCACCGTCTGCTTCAAACTCGTTCGAGTTTACTGAACGCTCATACTGCTTGGTGTTCGAATTGTAAACTATTTCTACACGAGGAGTGATGTTGTATCCGTCAGCAAGCTGCTTTACGGTATCTGTCGTAGATCCGCCTGCTTGGTCAAAGCCGTAGTCGTAGTCTCTGTCTGCCCAGTCATCGTTTAGGAATTTGGAGAATTTGTCGTCATCGTTAAGAATCTGAGCAAACTCTTCAGCGAAAGCTCTTGCGTCATCTAAGGAGTCAAACTTTTTTTGCTCAAAGAAAGAGTGCTCAACGTTCTCATCAATAAGGTCGCGAGCTTCTTTAGTTACTTCCCACTGGAGTTTCTTAGTGTTTGGGTCGTACTTTTTAGAGATAGAAACTGTGCCAAGACCGCTCTCTCGCTCGAAGCCGTAATTTCCAAAATCATCAAATTTTATTAAATCGTTAGGATTAAAATTAGCTTCAGCTAAAGTACGGCTAAGGGCGTCTGCAACTTCTCCTGGAGACGTGAGGTCGCGCTCGGTTGCCTTAAAGCTGCCAACAGATTGACCATCGTACTCAACAGTAATTCCGGAGGCGTCTACAAGTCCACCCTCACCGTCCGAGTCGCCGTCTGGTTCAAAAGTTAGTTTTAGTTTTCCGTCTGGTGAGGTGTACTCTCTGGAGCCTCCGCCTAGGTCTTTCCAGCTATCCTGATTGTCTATGGCATCAAAGTCAATAGCGTCTTCAAACCAGTTAGGGTTTTTGGCATCCTGGTCTAGGCCATCTGCTTGGCCATCAAACCAGTCGTTATACATAAAGTCGTAGAAGTCAGAAGACTTACCTAAATCAATCCACTTTTGTGCTTCAGCTATGGCTTCTTGCTCGGAGTCAAACATCTTAGTGTCTTCATACTGGTAGACACCGCGTGGGTGCTGTTCAATATCCTCAAACCCGCTCTTGACGAGCTGCCACTTGTCTCCAACTTTAGAGATGTCAGCACCAGCAGTGTCAGAGTAGTACTCTAAATCTCCGCTGTCAGTTCTCTCTAGGTCTGGACCGATGTCAACAGCGGAGTCTTCTGGCTCATTTAAGCTTCGAGGAGCATCTTGGTCGAGGCCCGGTGCAGCTTCTTCTGCGTACTTTTTTGCTGCCCATGAAATTGCAGCGCCGACTTCTTGGTACCAATTGTCTAATTCCCAGTCCTCAGGGTCGCCCTCTTGCGTTTTAGCTAGTGGCCTATCATTACGAGCTTCGACAACTGCTGGGTCACTAAAAATCTTTTCTATAAGGTCCTTAGTAGTTTTGTCGTACTCAGCATTCCAGTTCAGATTCTTATCGTCAGGTCCATACGCGTCTATTGATGGCTGCTCTGAGTCAAGCCAAGAGCCATCTCTCCGCTCCATGCGCTCAAATTCTCTTCTTGCTTCAGCAGAGTCAAGGTTGGATACTAAATCTTCTATTGCAGCTGCTCTAGGGTCTTCCGGTTTTCCAATGGCTGTAGGATCCTCTTGATCAGAGGCAGGAGCGTCTTGGTCGAGACCTGGCTCTTCTGGTTCTGGCTTGCTGTCTTCTTCAAAAGCATCGTAGGTAAGTGCAATTTTGTTTGCGCCGGCCCAGTCCTGAGCAACACCGATTATTTCGCCGTCTCTGTCAGTTAACTCAAAGAACGGTTCGTTAGGATCTTCGGCACCACTTTCGCCAGCACCTTCAAACATGTAGTCACCTTCAGGGCGAGTGTCTACCTGACGTAGTGTCTGACCTGTCTTAGATGTAAAAGATCCATCTTCGTTCTTAGTCCAACCCTCTGGTGCATCTTTTTTAGTTTTTATAAACTCGTCTAGAGGAATAGCAGCGTCTCGCTCTGCCTGAGTCGGCACTGCAATACTGCGCTTTCCTTTAACGCCTTTCAGTGCGCGCTTAGATAGAACAGCTTTAACGGAATCTGTCTTAGCTGCATCGATGGTGTAGATACCATCTGGAATCTCGTCGGATCCGCTGAACTCTACCTCAAAGTTGTTGGTCCCACGCTCAGCGCCAACAATTCTTCCGTTTTCAGAGAAAATGCTTCCGTCTCCACGGCTAAAGAATCCCTTTAGACGTCCAAACTCTTCAGCGAATCTACCATCGCGGTGGCGACGACGTACAGCAGCAAGTGCCTTAGACATTGCGGAGCGCATTGCAAAGCTCATTCTGAACGCTGCAGTGATCGGAAGACTAATGTCTTCTGGAACATAACCTGCTGCAACTAGTGCTGAAAGTTTATACGCTGCGTAGTCTGCTTCAACTGATCCTGGCTGGCTTGCGTATGCTTTGTATGTGTCGTATCTAGCTTCGTCAGAAGCAATGCGAGGGTCTGCAGCAGTCCAAAGCGCGGTGGCCTGGTTTAGTGCAGAGGCGGTCATAGCCCCGCGGTTAGTTCTTGACGGGTGACCTACTGGTAAAAAGTCTGTAAAGTCTGAAAGACCAGAAGCTAGTACACCGCGCTGTGAGTAGTTAATTACGTTGTCTACGGCATTTGCTGCGAAGAGCATCCACTCGCTTGGGTCTGCAGTTATGTGCTTATTAATTGTTAGGTCAATAATTTTTTGTACTGAATTATTGGAAAGTTGACGAGCCGAAGCTACTAGAGCATTCTGAGTCGAAGCGTATTCGGAGATAGCGATGCGAGACAGGTGCTCGGCGTCTTGAACGGTGTAATCCGCGTCAGAGTAGTAGTTCTCGATCTTAGCGAGTAGGGAATCGAACGCTTGGCTCACGTGGGTGCCTTTCTGAGCAAAGGAGTATTTGCTAAAAGTATATTACTAGAAGTTTACCGCATTATGCGGTATTTTATTTCTTTGTTGACTTTGGGTGACCCTTTGGTAGCAGGTCATTATCTGTTGTGTACTTTGAGTTTTTAGGAGATCCGGTTTTTAGTAAGTGCAGGTATGCGTTCACTCTGGCCATAGCCCAAGAGTTGCGATTCTGGTCAGGCCTGTGAGATGTAGAGAAAGCTCCAGCACCCCTGCGGTATACAGCTTTTAGAGTTGGAAGAGTTGCTTTTCTGCCAGCTTCTGCCTTTTCGTTGTGGCTTTCTACCTTGTTCTTGAGGGACGTAATTATGGTTTCGTTGAAAGTTACGCTCTTGCCATCGTCGGCCGAACCTTTAGGGTTCTTTTTAGATCCTTTGATTTGATCTTTTTTCGGAGCAGGCTTTGAGCCAGCTGTAGCAGTGACTGCGCCATCTGGCAATACAGCAAGACGGCATAGGCCGTTCTCCTCCACTGCTTCAGCTAGGATCTGGCAGGCATTTCCGCCCATGAAGAAGACACAGTTGCCACACTTAACGCCAATCTGAGCGTTCTCCTCATTCTCTGAGGCAGGAGTGTACCCAACCCAAACACCGCTGTTGTCGTCGTTAAACTTTCCGTACTTTTTGGCAACCTTTAGGATTGCGTCAGCAAACTCTTGCTCTTCTGGGACTAAAGAGTATCCCGAGATATTTGAGTTTCCACCAAAAGCAGACTCTAAATACGAAGACATTATCTAATCCCTAAAGTTGACTCTAACTGCCACTGCCACTTCTGGTGCATCTCATGTCTTCCAGCAAGGAAGTCTGCAATGCCTGGTTGGTTGCAGTTTTCTGCAAGCTCAAAAGCATCTGCGTAGCAGTTAGTTACAATACTGTTTGCACTAACTAAAGAATTAATAGACTCAATGGCGTCTCCGTCAATTCGTTCTTGGTTGATGCAGGTCATCTCGGAAAAGTCAGTTAGAAGATAGGGGGCATTGAATCCTAGCTTTCTAATGTTTTCTGCAAGAGGATCAATCGCTGAAGAAGTGTCTTCGTATATTTCTGCAAAGAACGCGTGGAACTGATAAAAGTTAAAACCTTTAATGTTCCAGTGGTGCCCCTGAGAAATAAAAGACAGAGAAACTACGTCAGACAGTAGATGAGCAAGTTTCTTTGCAAGATCTACGCTAGATGGCTGGTCCACTATTACTGCCCTTCTTGAGGAGCTACTGGTTCTGCAAGACCCGGGGCTTCTGCTGCAGGCTCTTCGGTAGGTGCCTCTGCTCCAGGAGCCACTGGCTGTCCAGCTAGCAATTGCTCAATCTCTGGTGGCATAGGAGCTACAGAGCTGGCTTGACTTGCTGCGTTAATAAGATCTTTAAGTTCAGGCGCAACCGCTTCTAGCATGCTTTGAGTTAGCTCAGGGGTGATCATACCCTTCTCAATTACAAGGCGTAGTGCAAGTTCTGCTGGGCTAGGTGCGTCTGCATCTGAGAATCCGTGCGCGCGTCTCCATGTGTTGTAGGAGACTGCCATCTTGTCGAATCCGCTGTCTGCGTCGGTAGCTCTGTCATTTCTGGTTGCTACCTGACTTGGGTCATACCAAACCTGAATCTTGGCTACAGCTTCTTCGTCATAGCCGTTTGCAATTAGGTATGGACGCAAGTAAACAACAGTCAAAGCGTCAACAATAAGAAGCATTAGAGGTTCGATGTGAGCCTTGTAGAGTGCTTCGTCAATCTGTAGAGCGTTTGAATACTTAACATTTGCAAGACCTGTTACAACATCCTTAGGGACGTCTAGACCCTGCATGATTCTCTCAAGGACTCGGTCAGCACGCTGCACAAGGCTGGCGTCAAACGAACGCTCGAACTTAAACTGCTTGATCTTGTCGCCAAGTTCTGCAGGTCCACGAATGATAAGTGGGACAACGGCGCTCGCGGAGTCTTCGTCCTTAATCGGAGTGGTCATCGCGTCGATTAGTTGATCTTCGAAGTCGTCAGCAGCTTCCTCGGCGTTATACTGCTCGTTGTATTCGCCATCTTCATCGTATGGGTAGTCTGGATCCGGAGAAGATGCTACTGACAGTCCGTCTGGCAAGTAGAGAGCACCAGCGTTCAAGCGTGAACGTGCAGTTGCACGGAAGGTGCGGTTAAGAAGTAGAAGTTCAGCGCAAAGATCGAGTAGACCGCGCAGCGATGAGTCTGACTCTAGTGAGTAACGAGGGTGAGACTTCCAAATGCGTCCAATAAACGCGTCCTTAGGAAGTTTTATCGCACTTTTTGAAGTTTGGTTGGAAGAAGATCCTGAAACATCGCGAATTGGGCTAATGACATAGTTTCCTCTGGAGTCTAGCTGTAGTTCATCTACAGATCTCATGTCCCAGCTCTCTGGAAGACCAGTGCCAACACGTTCTGGAACCTGAACTAGGTAGCACTCTCCAGTAACCTGAAGATTTAGAGCAGCGTCTTTCAAAAGACCTGCCTGACCACCGTATGCTGAGTTAAGTCTTGCCAATGCGCGCTCAGCGGCTCTTGCTAGCTGAGGATCTATGTTCGCTGAGATATTTACAGGAACAGGAGCCTCGGCTGGGTTGTCTACAGATGCTGCGTAGATTCGAATACGGGATACAACTGCAGCAACAAGATTAAAAGCGTACTTAATTTCGCCAATCGCGTCGTAGTACTCCCAAGCTTCTGTCTGCCAGGACGAAGAAGCGGACTGTCTACGAGCTTTAAACTGCTCTGCCTCTGTTTTGTCACCAATTTTTATCTGGGCTGCTGCTGCAGTTAAAGCTCTAGGGGTGTTGTAGGCCGCGGGCTCTGCATAAACCAAACCGAAAGAATCTACAGAGATGCCTGGAGCAACAGGGGTCGCAGTGCGAGGCACCGAAGCCCTAAAGCGACTGTTAGTAGATTCTCTACGTGTGTTTTTGCTGTTCTTATTGAAAATTCCCAAGGGGTCTCCCTGTTACTCAGCCTTTGAAGAAATAATACCTACTAGGGCAGATGTCGATAACACTAATGATACCACAAACGTGGCATTAGGCACTAAAAGATGTGCCAGAATGAATGCCAAAGACACCCAAAATCCGGTACACCAATTACAGCTTATTAGATAGCCTATCTTAGTTCCCGGGTCTTGTCTACTCCAGACCCAGTTGCGGAAGCCTTCCAAAATAGTATCTGTTGTAATCAATCGGGTGACTCGGTAGGCAGCCAAAACTAAGATAACGTAGGTTAGAATGTCAAGTGTCATATCGAATCCTTTATTGAAGAGATAGTTTTATACGCGTTCCAACCCCGAAGGCGGGATCCGCAGCCGCAGTTGGTGTCTTTTTGAAATGCTAGCATTTTTCCAGACTTAGTTATGATTCTATAGTCGCTTTTTGCGTCTGCTGCTTTTAGGAATAGGTCATATCTCTCTTGAAATATGATCTGAGCACCGCTTGGACCATCCTGAGCAACAAATACCG